TCCGGCACGAACACCTCGCCCTTCTCGTCCGCGCAGCCGAGGGCGCGGAGAATGGCATCGACCTGGACGCAGGCCATGTTCAGCGTGAATTCATTCGTGGGGTAGGAGTCTGGACCATTCTGCCTCATCTGTTCTTGACACATGGGCTTGATTGCATCTAGGGCTAGCCTCGCCAGCGCCTCCACCTGCTTGTCCGTCGTCTGCTCAGTCATCGCTCTTCACCTCCATCTGCCGACTGATTTCCTGAACAACCCGCTCGTGCATATCGTTCGCGGCGAGGTCAGACTCCTGGGTTATGGGTCCCTCTAGCGACCACGGACTCTCGAAACTCACCTCGCGCTCAATGTTGGCCTCCCAGTAGGGCTTCTCATAGACCGCATGGAACGCCATCGTTTCGTAGAAGCGTTCCAGCCCGATCTCTTCTATCTCGCCATCATCCTTGAGCCTCATGTCCCCGACCGTCGATACAACTATCCGCTTCCGCCCGCACTGGAGCAGGGTGTTCCGGCGGAAGGCACAGCGACCAACGCATATGAAGTGGGCCGCCCAACCCCGTTCGGTGCGCTTGACTTTGCTCATCGCTTCGCCTCCATCGCCTCCCTTCGCTCCCGCGCTCGCAAGCCTAAGTAGCATTAGCACCTGCGCCAACTCCTCGCGGGTGTGTTGGTGACCGGCTAGCCACAACTCCCGCGGCGCGAGGTGTCCTGGCGCTTCCCCATCATCGCCAACCCACTCGCTTCCACAGAAGCCTGTCCTCATCGCATCCACTACCTGCGGGCCATCGTATGGCCGCCAACAGAGAGCGATAGCACCCCCGGGCAGGTTCTCGCAGCAGGGACAGTCTCGACAGGTGACGACCTCCTTAGCCATCATCGCCTCCTGTGAGGGCGCGCCGGATTTCCCTCACTGCTTCTCGAATGAAACGTTCATACATCACGTCATAGGTCTTGGTCGCTCCCCCGTCTATCTCGTGCAGGATGCGGAGCGCCCTCGCCACGTCCGGCACGAACACCTCGCCGTCGCGCTCGCAGCCGAGGTGACGGAGGAACGCTTTCGCCTGTCTGGCCGCGATCAATCTCCGGTGGGATTCCCGGCCCTCGGGTGTCCGCGCTGGTGGACCCGTAGCCACAAACTCGTCAACCTCTCGCAGCAGAATGTCCTCCAACACCTCCAGCTTCTCGACAGTCGTCTGCTCAGTCATCGCTTCTCCTCCATCGCTTCGATGCGCTCCACGAGGTCGGCGAGGGCGTCGGAACGGGTGCGACCTTTCGCATATTGGGGCGGACTTGCCCCGTCAGCGTCCCACGCGTCTACAATCCATCCATCCATCCATCCGGTGAGCGTTCCTATCTCTTGCCGCTTCATGCGTCCCAGTCGCCACCCGCACGCCTTCAGCCTCCGCTTCGCCTCCGCAACGGTCATGTCAGCCACGGTTAGCCCCTTTCGGCAGCAGCACGAGGGGCCGGTGTTCCAGTAGTCGATCCTTACTGTGGGCACACCATCCCGTGTCCAGTCGCACCATGTAGTGAGGGGAACCCACAATCTCCGTTACCGTTCCCTTGAGAATGCCTCCATCGAGATTGCGGTCCCCGTGGGGGTTAATAATCTCCACCTCAACCCAATCGCCGACCGATACGCTATCCAGCCATCCCATGTTTCTCCTCCTTCGTCACCGTCTGCTTAGCCACTCGCCTTCTCCTCCTTTCGCATGAGAACGCCCCGATGGTCTGCCATCATCATGGCGAAGTTAGCCGCGTCTACGCACGACTTTAGGAGGTCAGCCTTCTCGCTTTCGTCTCCTTCCGCATGGTGATCTATCAGTCCAACCTTCCACTGCAATTGGTCCAAGAGGAACTGCCAATCACACTCGCGCCAGTGTATCCACTCCTCGTTGTCGGGGTCGGCAACGAGCGGGTCCTTTTCCCGCAGCCTCGCCTCCATCAACGCCGCAAACATCGCTACTTCCGGTCGCAACTTGAATTCAGCCATCACGACTCCTTCCTCGCCTTTCGCTTCGCCGCAATCTCCTGCTTCAGATCGTCCGATAGCCCTGGAGTCCGCAACAACACATCAATGATCGACTCCGGTTCGCCGCCGCGCTGAGGGGCAGGCGTTCGCTTCTCGCGCCGCTCTCGCTGTATCCTCGCGTAGCACTCCCGCCAGTTGTGCCGTCGTCCGCAGTGAACGCACGGGGGGAAGGAGGGGGCGCGGTGCTGTTCGGTCCGTTCAGGTTCAGGCGACTCTACCCACCAAGGACGCTTGCCGCTCATCGCTTCGCCCTCCTCGCCAGTAGCGTCTTGATACGATTCAGGTGATAGTGACTGACGATGGTCTGCAGCAGGGGGACGCTCTCGCCCCAGGCATCATCCTTGCCCGACACCGCGTAGGCAATGACTGCCCGCACTTTCTGCCAACCATCCTCGCCCTCTTTTGCGTGCTCCTTGAGTGTCGCCTTGAGTCTAGCCGTGTCAACTATCCCGATTGCCACCTTCTCATCGGTGAGGGAACGGTATCCGTCCGCGTACGCCTGAAGGCATTCCATCCAACCGGGCGGAGCCTTCGCGACGCCCGTATTTTCGGGTTCGGTTACGGCTACGGGTACGGATACGGAGACCCCCGACGGTTTGATATAGGTTTCCGTAGCTATCGCGAACCCTTCGCGAAGGGTTTCCTCGGACACGGGAAAACCGTTGGCGCGACAGGCTGAAGCTATGATTTCAACTTCCGTGAGGTCCACGCCCCTGCTGAGGTTGTAGCCTATCACCAGGGAGGCGAGTTCGGGGGGCTTACGGAGGAGGTCTTTCGCTGAGGCGACGAGCTTGTTGGGGCTGTCGGAGCGGTAGCCGATGTAGTTCTTGACCCACCAGTAGTCCCGGTCAGGGAACCAGGCAAGGCCGCTTATGGGTTGGGCGGTGGCTTCCTCGACCATAGTGCGGAATCTCTTCGGGGTTAGCTTCTTGAAGTTGGCGAGGTGGCGCACGGCGTCAATGGGGCACTGGAAGAGACCGCTTGGGGTTCGCATCGGCCCCATCCATGCCCACTCAAACAGGAGGACGTGGGCGAACTTGCCCGCGAGCATCAGCGACTTGATCCACGCGTCGCCCCAAAACTTGTTGCACTCAAATTCCTCGTATCCCTCGCCTGCCATTCTAGCTATGTCTCCTGCCGCGATCTCGGAATGTCATGTGTTGGCCCGTCAACTGTCGCCACTCTACCTCCCTCGCCCTGTCATCTCGGCGGCGGTCCCACTGCCGTCACTATCCGCCGCCCGATCCACTCCGCGACCTGGGGGACGACGGTGTTGCCGAGGCATCTAAGTCTGTCCATGAGATATGGTAGCCCATCAACCACTCTTCCCACGCTGGGTTCACTCGCCCAAACCGTTCCTCTCCGATAAGCACTTGGGTCCGTAGACGTTGATATGTAGTCGGTATGATCTCCCCACGCCCCCATGCCGCAGCCCACCGGAGAGAACCGCCCTTGTATTCTGTCGCCCCCGGCGTAAGCCACAATGAACACCCTTTGTCGTGTATGTGGCGCACCCAGGGCGCACGCCGAAAACATTCCCCATTCCGCATCGTACCCGCCCTCGGCCAGGTCCCCGAGAACTCGTCCGAACCCCAGGGAAAGGAGGCCTGGCACGTTTTCCAGCAGGATGAGTCGGGGTCGTAGATCGCGAAGGCATCGGACGACCTCAGTCCAGAGTCCCGTTCTCTCGCCTTCGATTCCCGCCCGCTTGCCGGCGACTGATACATCCTGGCAGGGGAACCCGGCACAGATGAGGTCAACGGGTTCGACTCCCTCCCATTCGACTTCTCGGATGTCTCCGTATCGTGTGACATCAGGCCAGTGCTTCTCCAGTAGCTTGACGGCGTATGAATCGTTCTCTACCTGCCATTTGCACGTCATGCCGGCTCGTTCGAGTCCGAGGTCCAGCCCTCCGATCCCCGCGAACAGGGAACCAAAGGTCATGGCGGCGGTCCTAGCCACTCCGCCGCCTTGTATTCCGCCGTCTGCTCCATCGCTGTAGCGGTCCTCGCCGCGGCCCGCTCAATTTCGGCGAAGGCGCAGCCGATCCGCACGCAAGCCCACGCCGCTGCCAGAAGCAGCACCATCACCCCCAGCCAGGTTGTCCACCGGCGGAACCTCACGGGTTCTTCTCCTTCCGGGCGGCGAGTGCGTCGATGGCAGCCCAGTCATCATCATCGAGACTTGAAAGGTCCCTCTCGCCAAGAGCATTCCGCAGCCCCTCCGCCACCGTCTTGAGTTCCGCGAGGGCAGCGAGGGCGGCGTCCTTCTCTTTGCGCTCCCTAACGTAGCAATCTCGCATATGCTCCCATTGGGCGTGCCATGTTGTTCCGTTTGTGCTCATCCTCTTTCCCTCCATAGCTCCCCTTGCTGCCCGCCCGCCTTCCGCGCCGCACCGCTCACGCCGACGCGATCCTGCCAGCGCGAGGGGGAGGGGCGGGGGACTGGTGAGCACGATGGCTGCTGCCAGCCCCCCTGCGGGTCCCCGGCGAGAGGTTCCGGGCTGTTGCTTGGCGTCGTGTGGGACACCCTCTCGGTTCTCCGGCGCATACCCGCCAACGCCGCTTCCGTCCGCTCCTTCGCCGCCTCCAGTTGTGGGTTCGGTTCTGGCTTCACGGTTCTGTCGTCTGGGTAGTGGGTGAGTCGGTGACGAAACTCCCTGCGCTCCACAATCCGCTTGGACTCAATGCGAAATCCTCTTTTCTTTAGTTGTGCCTTCGCTCCATCCCAAGACCAACCCGCCAGCAGGCCGTCCCCCCACTCAACCTTCGCGGCATTGTATGCTGCGTGAAGTTCTGAGGATGTATGCCACTTGCCGTCGCGCAGGATGCAGTAGAGTCGCCACGGGCCACGATCTGCCTGAAGCCAACGCGCTCCGTAGTCAGCCTCATCGTAGTCAAAACAGGGGGCGGCGATGGCTCGGGAGACTTGGGTCATTGAATCTCCGGGATGTCGGCGGGCAAGTCTCCGCAGGCCGCGTCGAGCCATGTCGCCAAGCCACATAGGTTGTCCGCGTATGTCTGCCGCCGCTGGGGTGCCTTCACTCGCCCGGTAATCGTGATGTCCGCCCTTGTTCCGATCTGCTCGTGGAGTCGCATGATCTCCCCGTCCTCATTGAGGTAAGCAAGGCCAAGGAGAACGTCTCGGTGCCGCTCCGGGGTCGTGATAATGCCACCCCGCTTCAGCGAACCTACCAGAATGAGGTCCTCCTGCTGCTTGCCCTTGAGCCTGATTTGGTAGGCCATCACTCTCCCTCCTCGCACGCCGTTGCCGCCTGGTCGCGCCGCGCTTGTCGCTGCTGGTCGGCTAGGCGCTTCGCCTGCTTCAGTTTCTCCCATGCCGCAAGGCTCTCTGCTTCGAGTCGCTCGACTTCGCTCTGTTTGGTCATGCTCTCTCTCTCCTTTCGTTAGGGGGCGGCCCCGGCAAGGGTTAATCACTAACATGGCCAAGCCACAATACCGGGACCGCCCCGCGAATGTGCTAGTCTTCGTCTTCGGGGTCGTCCTTGTGGATGAGTTTCGCGACCTCCGGGTGCAGAATCCAGGTGTCGCCGCTTTCTGGAAACTCAACCAAACCCTCATCCTCCAGTGCCTTCACGAACTCCGTGATGGTTGCCGAGGAGTCACCAACTCCCCGCTCTGCCACTTCCAGTCTTTCAGACAGAGCGGTGATCCTGCCCTGCAACGCCGCCATGTCCTTGCCCATCTGATATCCGTCCATCGCTCTCTCTCTTTCTCGGGGGGCGGCCCCGGCCCGCGGGTTCTCGCCGACAAGCAGCAAGACCGGGACCGCCCCGCAAGTGGACTACTCACTTATCCAGTCCAAGGTCGGTCGGCGTTTCAGCTTCACCATTGCCACCGGCAGATGTTTCGGCCTCCTCTTCTGCCGGGGCACTTTCGGGGGTAGCCTTGTTCGGTCCCCGCTTCCGCTTGAGCGCGTCCTTAACGCCAGCAATGCCGCCCCGTTCTTCCATGGGCGGTTCCTCCGTCTGGAACCACTCAGCCGCGACGCTCATGCCGTCCTTGAGCGAGGTGTATATCTTCTGGAGTCCGACCATCTGCGCCGGGGTCATCGCGTCGAGCTTGCGCTGTAGGCGAATCTCGATCTGTTCCTTCGTCACCCCGTATTTCTCAAAGGCGGTGAGCATCTTCTTGATACCGTCGGGGGAGGTATCCGCCTTGGCCTTCAGTGTCTCCTCGCACTGAGTGACGGCCTCCTCCACGATGTCACCGGGTATTAGCCCGAGGATGCAGGCCCGTACCCGTCGCGCCCCCTGATTGGCGGTCATCTCGTAGATGTCTCGGGGGTCTTCGAGCGCGTAGGATGTCTTCCGGGTGTGGCGAACGTGCTTCACCTTGAAGCTCCGCACCTGCCGCACGTTCCGCTCCAGGTCCCACGCATACGCCTGCATCGTGCTCTCGCCGGGGCGCTGGTCGAGTTCTCGAATCCCAAAGTCCAGGTTGCCCCAGTTCTGAGCGATAGCCTCAGCGAGGCGGATGCTCGGGCCGGTGATGTTCGTGCCACCGCGGGCGTACGTGTACATCGCCCCTTCCGCCAGTCCTGACCGCTGGCAGGCAATGAGGATGCGCTCCCTCGCGTCCTTTTCGTCGCGGGGGAACCTCTGCGCCACTAGCATCATCGCCTGTACCTCGGCGATCTCTCGCTGTGATACCGCCGCCACGAGGGCGTCCTGCTGTTGCGGGCGGGCGGCGATACGATTCTCGCCTTCGTCGGTGAGCTTCTCTAACTGAGTCACGTCAGTTGCCTCCCTTCAGGAGTAGGCGTCGGCTCCCCGGCAGCGTCTTTGTGAACGACGCGTACAGGTCCGGGTGGGCCTCTCGGAATGCCTTGGGGTCGAAGCGTGAGGAGTCCTTGGCCTGCTTGTAGGTCAGCAGAACGTTGCCCTCAGCGTCGGCGAGGGTGTCCGCCTCTCGGAGGGCTTGCAGGATCGTAAACCTCGCGCCCTCTTCGTCTGCCTTGAGGTCCTGCGCCCGTTGCTTGAGAGTACGCAGGGTATTGACCGCCTCTATAGCGTCCGGCATGGCAGTCACCACCTCTTCCGTCGAGGTCGCAAACCGCTTCATCGCATCGGCGAGGTTCACCGGCTCTGGCGGGGTCTGCGCCTCCACCATCTTCCAGAATGCCGCCTCCCGCTCGATGATAAGCGCCTGAAGTTCCTCGTCGCGGGGCACTTCGTAGATTCGGAAGTCAGAGCCGGCGATCAGCAGGGGAATGTCGAACACCTCCAGGCCAGACACAATCATGTTGTGCTGACACTGAATCACGTAGACTTGGGGAACCTCGTCGGTCCCCTCATCGCCCCACTCTGCGCCGGAGCGTGAGGTCTTGATCTCCAGGCCGCGCCCGTCGTCGGTGATACCGTCGAGCGTCGCTAGCATGAAGGGATGCTCCACACTCTGCATATGCCCGTACTCATCGCCGACCGGAAAGCTCACTGTCCGCCCGGTCTCGTCGGCATACTTCTGCCGAACCACCGGCTCTAGTCTCGTACCCCACTCCATCGCGGGGGTTGTCTCCTGTTCGCCTGACAGTCCGAGCTTGTCGCACCAGACCTGATAGGGCGTTTTCCAGGGAGACAATCCGAGCACGGCGGCAGCTTCGGAGCCGCCTATGCCGTTCACTCGCTTGGGGGAAAGCGTAGCCTCACTCACAAGCTTCCTTCTCCTCTCCGCCGCGCTCTAGCGGCTCGAATACGCGATCAAGCGCCCATGCCACCGCGTCCACTTCATCCTTGTGGCGGCGGGTAGCCTCCGCTTCATCCATAGCGGCGCACTCCTGCCAGTAGTAACCGCAGGGCTTGTGGCGCAGTTGACAAGTGCGGCAGAAGGCGGGTACACTTCTCTTGCCTGAAGCCGCTTCGGTCCCCACGGGGGCTGAGGCGGTTTCGCTGTTACTTGCCATCGTGTTTCCCTTCCGGCACGAACTCGTCGGGGCGGTCATCCCATATGCGCTCACCGCGCCCATAGTCTCCGCCTCTGCGAAACTTACCGATCACGTAGTCCATGCCTGGGTAGTTCCTGTATAGGCAAGCAACGGCACTCGCATCATCGGTTACGCCATCTTCCTCTCCGATGAATTCGATCAGGTAGTCAACCGTCACGTCCTCGCCGCTCGCGGCCCTGCCGTCGAGGATGCCGTACTCATAGGCCGGGGCGGGTTCGCGTTGGGTGGTCATCCCTCCTCATTCTCCTCCGTCGGTTCTGGCGGGAATCTCATAGCGAAATGGTCTACGATAGTGAGTTCGGCCCGCAGGGAAACGAGGCGCTCTGCGGCAAACTCCGGGTGGGCTGCGCCAGCCACGTCGGTGACCGCCACCGCTGGCTTTGAGTCGTAAGCGCTCACCCTCTCAGTCTCCATTAGCGCCACACGAAATGCCCCGGATAGACCGGCTGCGCTACCCATGTCCGCCACAGCCTGCTCTGGCGATGTGACCACCTCGGGGGACGAGTATCCCCCGGCCTGCTGTGTTACGCGAACCGTGTACGTCCACTGTGGATACTTCACAATCTCACCTCCTCCGTCAGTCTGGCGAGCTGTTCTGCCCGCCGCCTACAGTGCCGCTCCCTCTCCCGGCACTCCTCCGCCGGTTCGGATCGTCGCTGGCCCTCGTAGTAGACTTCTTGGCACTGCGTCTCCACAATCGCCTCCTCGAACAACTCCGCTAGAAACGTCATCTGCTTCCGTAGTGCGGCCTCTCGTCTGCTGGCTCCCGCTTTGCCCATGCTGTCCTCCTCTGGGTTTGTCGGTCGCCTCGCCCGGTCACCTTCGACCGTTACTGCGCGCTCACTAGCCGCCAACTCCCATCGGCGTTCTGCGGCGGAAGGTCGCGGTCTATCATCTGCGAATACCGCTCCTCCTCCACCTGTCGCTGCGGACTTTGGAGAAGACGCGGGTTCCGAGCACACTTGCGCCAACCCTCGGCGAAGCACCAGCAGACGAAACTGATAATGGCGGTGACGAAAAAGACACTCAGCAACCGCCGGATAGAGAAGTGGATTGTCGCATCGTCGTGCTTGTGCATATCAGCACTCCTCGTTCGGGGGATAGGGCTTCCAGGGGACTTCGCCGGACAAGGCAACGTTGCAGCGGTAGCATTCCGTCGCGTTATGGAGAACAATACACCCACACTTTCCGCAACTCGGGACTGCGTCCTGGCGCGCCACCTTCGGCCACGTCTGCTTCTGCTTCTCCGGCAGCGGCTCTCCCGCAAGGCACTCGCCGCCCGCGTCGCGGATGGCCGCGAGAACTTCGGGAATGCCGTCCGTCGCAGCGCTTCGTGTGGCAACAGTAGTGCCGCGGGGTACCCGATAGACGCCGACGATCTGTTGATACCAGGGCGACGTAAATCGTTCCCCAACCTGAAACAGCATCGACCTCCATCCGCGGGGGCATTCGGTAGGGTCGGTTGCCAACAGCACCTTCACCGCCATCTTGCCCTTGTCGAGGCACTGCTCGGGCTTGCACGGCGGAGCTTCCTGGGCACGTTGCTTCGCGGCTTCGAGCAAGTGGTCTACTCCCTGTGCGGGACGCTTAGTGTGAGCGATTTTTAGCGCCTCCGTTATCGAGCCAGTGGGCACATGAGACCACAGCAACTCCCACAGTGCCTCTCCGCTCTCCACGTAATTGCACCCGCTCGGCACCACACTTATCGTTGCTTCACCGTCACAGAGTATGGGGTACTCGCGTCTAAGCTTTCCCATCACATCCTCCTCTCGCCCCCACGGGCTTATGACTGCTCACAAACGCCCGACTGGCGGCCATGGCTGTTCGGGGGGAGTGTATTTGACCGCCAGCCGGACGAGATACGCTGCCGGGCCGCACGATGTTCCAGACGAGCAGCACTCAGAACCATCAGCGCAGTCAGTTGTGGCGCGGCCCGACTGTTTGGTGGGTAGCCCCTCCCGGTAACGCGGGTGTGCCGACGAGCGCGACCGGGGTTGCGGGGCCATCGGTCCCCTCCTTGTGAGTATGATTGCGGCCGCGGGGCGCGAAGGGGCGTCTGATCCGAGGAGGTGACCGCGCCCCGCGGTTTGCGGCGGACTCACCCTGATTGAGGCGCTGCAATGATGGCAGAGGGCGAGGGAGGAAAGTTCCCCGCCCCCCAGGACGGAGGCTGCGCCACCGCACAGTCCAAACCCCGCGGCCAACTGCGACCGCTTCTCTGCCGCCTGTGTGTATTCTGGTATGAGGGCCGCGGGGGTCATCATCGAGCCTCCGAGAGATGATTGCAGGGGCCGCCAGCACCCTCGCGGATGGCCTCGCCCGACGGCCCCTGAAGGGGAATCTCCACCCATGAGGCAGAGCCTGTTATTCGTTTGTCTGTTCGCAGTCCAATCATTCTGTGGAATAACCTATTGGCGACTTGTTCCTCGACGGCCTTTCGCTCGGATGGGGTATAATCCACGTTATATCGTAAGTGGAACCCTAACGCCCTCCTGCCCTCTGCGCCAGAATCTCGTCAAGCGCCTTGCGGATCGTGCGGAGTTCAGAAAGCCGGACCCCTTGAACCGCGGACTTCTCGCTGAGTCGTTCCCACAACCATTTCTCGTCGCAGTTCATGTGCCGCGCGAGCGCCGAAAAGCTAATTCCCTTCGCCCGACGCCGAGTATTCAGGGCGGTGCGGTCCCGGCGGCTCGCCAGTCGATCTCGCTTTTCTTCCATTACGGCGATTCCCTCTGTCATCATGGAGCCTATTCTAAACCCTCAATTCCACGTTGTCAAGGGGTTTTACCATGGATTTAAGAAATATTTCCGGGCGGACAGACCTTTTCGTGCTACAATGCCCCCAGTAGAAAGGGACGCAGAATGTGGCATATGAAGGCTGGATACCATGCCGGGACTATCTCGTGAGGAGTTCCCCGGCGCTATCAACTCCTTTTTGGGCTACCTTTCTGACTACCGGCGCTGCGCTAAAGGGACGATACGGGCGTATGGCTACGACCTGCAGCTATTTACGCGGTTCCTACGGCTGCGCCACGCCCAACTGACTGAGCCTGCCGAAGTCACCCGCGAGATCGTCGTGGAGTATGCCCGGGAGCTGAGCGGTGGCCCAACGACGGTTCGGCGGCGCCTCTCGGCATTGGGGTCATTCTATAAGTACCTCGTCATCACTGGGCAGATTGCCTCAAATCCTGTCTATGGGATTCCGCTCCCCCAGAAGAATCGCCCCCTGCCGAAGGCACTCACGTTGCTCGAACTTGATGCGCTGCTCCTGGCGGCGGAGAAGCCCTGGCATCGCGCGGCACTCTGGCTATTCTGCGGCACCGGGATTCGCGCGACCGAACTGGCGGAAATCCGCCTTGAAGACGTGGACTTGCAGGCGGCCACTTTACGGGTGCACGGCAAGGGGAACAAAGAGCGCATGGTGCCCCTCTCTACTGCCGTCATCCGGGCGATCTATCAATATCTCCCCTACCGCCATCCATGGCGAACCGTAGACACCCTGCTCGTCAACGACTATGGCAGGCCTCTCACGGGCCGTCACCTCTATCAGGTAGTCAAGTCGTTGGTAAAGCGGGCGGGTCTTGAGCCAAAGTCGGGGGAGTCGCCGGACCCCCATGCGAAGAGCATCTCGCCCCACTGCTTCCGGCATACCTTCGCCACACAACTCGTCCGGAATGGAGTAGACATCCGCACGGTGCAGGAGCTTCTCGGGCACGCGGAACTCTCTACCACGGCCCGGTATCTGGCGGTGGATACGAACCAGAAGCGGGCAGCGGTGGAGACTCTGGCAAATTCCATGCAGGGGCGGGATGTGGTATACTCATCCCTGCATGGGCGGGAAGGGGGCCATCATGCCCGAGATGATTGACTGCCCTGGCTGCGGAGCCGCGAATTCGATCCACCGAGAAGGTTGCTTCAACTGCGGTGGCCTATTGCCGGGGACCTCAAGGGAATTCGCTTCTACCGATAGGGTACCACGAGGGGACGCGCCGGTAGCCGCCCTCGTCCTCGGCATTGTCACTCTGTTCTTCTTTGGCATCCCGCTCATAGGTCCCGCCCTAGCAATTCTCGGGATAGTCTTCGCACGGCGTTCCACCAACGGCTCGAACCCCGGCATGGCGACGGCCGGATTGGTATGCAGTATCGTTGGACTCGTGCTTGCAGTCGCCTGGATTCCAGTCTATATCATCATATGGCAGTCGTTGCCGTTTGTCCCGTGAACCCCGCCGGGAAGTCACATTCTGCATAGGGGGACGGAGATGCTAAGACGACGCGGCTTTACCTTGATCGAAATTCTGGTCGTTATCCTCATGATGCTGATACTGATCGCCATCGCCTTTCCGGTATTCGGGGCGGCGAAGGCGAGGGCACACCAATTGGCCTGCGGCTCGAATCTAAAACGGATCGCCGCCCTGTGTGTCATGCACTACGACATGTATAGTTCCCATCCGTCAGTCGCCGATTATGGGGTTCTAGCAGAACTGGATGGGCTAGAATATTGCCCCGATGCTCCCGAGGACATAGACACATACGCCGACAACTGGAACCCATGGCCCGCCGACAAGGAACAACTTATAGTCGGTACTACGACTACCGTAACTGGCGCATTTGTGCTCGCCCCAGAAGACCAACCGTGGGCCATCAATGATGCCGATGTCATCCGAACATTCTGTGAGCACCGCGGGACCTGGATAATTCTATGGTGTGATGGCCATATCACGAGAGAGAAGAGCAATCCGCTAGAGATGGAGGGTTGGGACCCCGAAGCATACGGGAAACCCAACGCATAGGGACGAGGGAGGCCCCGGTTACCGGCCGGGGCCTTGCCGCGCCACCAGCTCATCTAGCGCCTTCGCGTTTCTCTTGTCGGGGGCGAACCGTCCCTTCACCCACCGATTCACCGTATAGAAGCTCACATCGAGGGCGACGGCTAGGGCCTCCAGGGAGCCGAGGCGGTCGGCGAGGGCTTGGATTCGTTCTGGCGTCCAGTGGTTAGGTCGCATCGGTATTCTCCTCAAACCCCGGCCCGTCGGTGGACAGGCTGAGGCGAAACGTTGTCTTTGTCGTCGCGTCAAAGTGTCCGATAGTGGTCCCATCGCAGTCCACCAGTCGGGCGAACGTATCCCCGCGCTCCAGCATCGCGGCGACACGTCTCAGAAGGCTTGCGATCTGTTGTAGTCTAGGCATTTCGTTCCTCACCTTCGCCTTCGCGCTAGGAACTTCGCACCCTCAACAATCGGATTCCAGGCTCTCGCCATGACCGTCGCCCTGTCTCTCGGTGAGAGCTTCGCCAGCACGGGCCGCCGCAGGTGCAGCGCGCAGTCCGCGCAGATGTAGCGTTCCGAGCGTCCCGGTAGTCGGATGGGGTCCGGGCACTCCGTCCAGGGCCTGTGGCAGCGGGGGCAGGTGGTCATCGCTTGCCGCGCTTCGCGCTGCCCTGTACTTTTCGCAGGAAGGTCTGTCCAGTCGCAAGGGTGCAGGCATCGCACAGGTAGTGAGTATCTTTCGGATGGGCCTGCATAGTCGTCACCCGTCCGCAAGCCGGGCAGATGAGGTCTCGGATTTCGCGCCGGCGACTGTCTGCCAGGATAGCGTCAATGTCTAGCCGCTTCGCCATCATTCTCTCCTTTGCGCTCTCGCTCCGTCTGACTTTCCGACTCGGCCCACCTCGCGGATGGGCCGGGGCAGAGGTCAGCGCAGGATAATGTCGAAAATCACCTTCGACCGCGCTGGGGCTTTGGCCCCGATGGCCCACTGCCACAGGGGATCGTCGATATCAAACCAGCTCGCGTCGGTGGCAGGAATACTTTCTTCGGGGTAAGACTCGGCATAGATAACCGCCCTTCCCGCGCCTTTCAGCCATAACTTCTCCAGAGCCCTAACAGCGGCTTCGCGAAGTGACTGCGCTTCTCCCATTGTCTCTCTCCTTCGGGCTCTCGCCCTCGTCTAGCTGCGGACCTCCCGAGTGGGAGGTTTCGGGGTTGCCCCCTCGTCAGCGCAGGGAGGCCGCTAGTGTCGGGGAGTAGGCATATATGCTCCGCGGGTAATCTGTTAACCCGCCGCACACCTTCCGGTATCGAGTCCATGCCTCCGCTTCGATTCCCGCACTCTGTCGTGCGATGGCAACGCGTACGCTTTCCAGATAATCCGTGTAGGCCTCTTCGCGATCTTTCGGTAGGGCCATCATCCTCTCTCCTTGCGCTCTCGCGCTCCTTCTGACTTTCCGGCTCGGCCCACCGCGTGGATGGGCCGGGGCGGAGGTCAGCGCAGGAGCTATTCAGCCACGCACAGGACTCCGCCGACTTGCGCTATTGTGGCCGGTCGGCAGTTGTAGTCCTCGGGCCGAGAGAACATCATGTGACCTTCTGGCAAGGGGCAGGGAGGCCGCTCGGCAGGAGCTTGCCCCTTCGTGGCCCGCCATGCGTCAAGAAGGGCGATATGCTCGGCCTGCTTCGTGCATTGCACAAACAACTGCCCCTCCTCTTCTCCTCTGATTCTCCGCGCCGCCTTAGCTTTGATCATCTCTTTCCCCTTCCGGGCATCTCGCCCCGTCTAGCTGCTCGCGCAGGCCCCCCGAGAGGAGCCTGGACCAGGAGCTAGAAGCAGTCTTCGAGTGTTTGCGCTGCGCCTATGGCCGTCATCCCTGCGGATCGCAGGAAGCGGATCAGCCGCTTGACCTGTTCGGGAGATGGCCGGGGACCTTCGCCTTCGCTATACATCGCGAGGGCATCGACCTCTGCTTGTGCGTGCTGGAGGTCGTCAGGTATTCCGCCAATGTCGTCGGCAAGCTCGGTAGCCACTTCGGGTGTTAGTTCTGCCATCATCCTCTCCTTGCGCTCTCGCCCTTCTTCTAATCCTAGTATACCATATGGTGACCATATGTCAATAGGTTTTTTGCACAAAGATGCGACAAGGGGGAAACGGTACAGGGGGCACGAGGTTGGGCGTGGGGGCGTTTTGGGGGAAACGGGGGGAGGCGGGAAGAATGCTAGGCACCGCCCCCGTTGCTGCATTCCGACCACTCCGAGCACTTCTTCCGCCGGCACCGATGCCGCTTATGGCGGGTTGCCACTCGGATAACCTCGGCAAGCCCCGATACGAGGGAAGCCGCCTCGTCAATCGTGAACATGTATTCGCGGACGGCGGATTTGCCGGCAGGGATTCGACACCACTGTACTACATCGCAGGGTCGATCCGTGGGATGGTTCCGTAGCCCGAAGCACCAGGCCTCGGTCTCATCCTCGTTGATGCGCATGACGCGATAGCAGAATTGACAATCGTCAACCCTGGCGATATTCATGGCCTCCCCTGTACTACGGCCCGTGCAACGATCCGCTCCACGCAGTCGAGAAACATCCCGAGGTAGCTTACTGCGTCCGCGAGTTCGTCTCCGAGTTCCCGCGCATTGTCCCTCGTGAGCCAGTCAGTACCGTATTTTGCGTGTGCCTGAATCGTTCTCTCAATAGACCTATCAGCCAGCCCACGAATAACGCCCACCAGTCGCGCCAGGTCCTCCGGCATGGGCGAACCATCAGGCAGTCGAGATAGTCCGTCCCCATCAGGTCGCTGTGCGTCGTCTCCTTCGCGTAGTCGAGACTCCACCCCTTTGCTTCGTACTCCGGCACGTCCTTCATCCACACCCGTATGAAGACGCAGTCCTTCGCATTCGCCGGCTCCACACCTCGGACAGACAAGGCACCCCTCCTGGTGAACCATGTCAACGCCGCACTCCTCGCAGGGTTCAGTCATCTATCCCGCCGCCATCCTTTTCGGCGCGTAGAACTTCAGCCACTCGTATCGTAGTCGGGTGAGCGTTGGCACTCCGTTCTCGCTACGATCATTAGCCTCTGAGTCGCCCACCTCTAGCCTAGTCATCCATCCCTCGATGACGCATCCGGCCACGTGGGCAGGAGTTGGTTTCTTTCGCATGAATGGCGTCTGCCACTGGAAACATCCTGGCTGAATAGCGACAACATTACGAATGTGGGGTAGGTCCTCGGCCTTGTGGAGGTGTCCAACGGCGACGATGTGGGGCTTATCGCCACCCTCCATATCGGCGACGATCTTCTGCGAACGATACGAAATCGCGTAAGGCGTACCACCGCTCGGATGCAGGATGTCTAGCAGGCACGGCGTGGTCGTTCCCAACCTCACCCTGGCGTCTTCGTGCCCGAGACACTTGATCGGATGCTTCGCCCCCAGTTGTATTGCCCTGTCCTCAATCTTCAGCCCCACGTCGAACCCAATATCTCGATACCACTTCAGGTCGTGGTTTCCGAGGATGAAGTAGATCGGCAGTCCCGCCGCCACAAACGCTTGGGCGGCACGCTCGGCTTGAGCATCGGCGTTCAGGCAATCCGGGCGCAACTCTCGGATATGCCCAGGGTAGACGCCGTTGCCATCGGTCACATCTCCGGTATGGTACAGGGCCTGCACCTTCTCCTGGCGGCAGAAGGCGAAGAACTGAGCCACCTCTCGTTCTGCCGCATAGCTACTACCATATTGGGTATCGCCGAAGATGCCGATCTTGAAGTGTTCGCCATAGAAGTCGTGGTCGAATGATCGGCGCTCGTGGTCGGGAGCACGCTGAAGGTTAACGTCTTCATTCGATACGTCCACATCGTACCCATCGGCCCGCGCCGCCCCTGCCAACCTCTCCACCTCGCGCGGAGGGCAGTTCAGCGCATTGGCGATGTCGATGACGGAGTGACTGGCATTCTTCCGCTTGAGGACGGCGAGAAGGACGGCATACTCCGGTTCGCTGGAGTTCACGGGGATACGCACCCGGTCGGCGCGCCGGATGCTGGAATGCTCATAGGTGATTCCGTGGCGCCGCCAGTAACGCGCAACCGTCTTGTCCGATGTGCCGAGGGCCTGCGCCGCGCCAAGTGCCGTAATATGCTGGTCGCGAAGTTCCTGCCATTCGTCGCGCGTCAACTCGGACGGGCGACGGTTCGCTACGTCTCCTTGTGTTTCTGCCATATTCACCTCCATTGGCCGGGGGCGGCCCACCCGGAGGCGAGATAAGGCGGGCCACCCCCTTGCCGTGCGGAGCGAGGAGCGGAGAGGAGTCCTCAGAACGTCTGGAAAATCTGCATCCCGACGAACCCGCCGAACTTGTAGTCAGTCAATGGGAGCAGCACCAACCCCACCTTTATGGGGACGCCGAGGTCTGTCTTGAGGGAGATAGACAAACCGGGGTCAATGCGTACCGCGTCCCCTTCGGGGTGAACGATGATGTCGAAGGCAATTAGTTCCGCCACTGTCTCCCCAACGATCTTTTCGGGGAGCAGCAGAGAAATGGCTGCGCCCGCGCTCCCTGGAGTCGCGTCGAAGGGCTGCAACCAGACGGCCGTGCCTCCCGTTACCGGGAGGTCAACGCCCGCTGCCATCGCCGGCACCGCGCACAACGCCAACACAACTACTGCCAACAGAACTGCTCTCATCATCTTCTCCCTTGGGGCGGTGTCTATGTTGCCCGCCCGAGTTATTGAGCCGCTATGGTGATCGCAACGGTCGCGAGATTGCCCGGCAGGATTTCTTCAATCCACGCGTTCCACGTGCCCTCGCTCATGAATAGGTCTAACTGAATCGGCGGCATATCTACTGGCAGAACCTCTACCGTCACGATATTGCTCTCGGCGTATCCGCCGCCATCCCAGGTCATCGTCGCTTGATTTGAGACCGAGTATCCCGGTATCGTGTAGCCGGGCTTCTCTAACTGCCCCGAGATGGGCAGAAACCCGCCTGGGTGCGGCCACGCCCACGTGACGTTCGTTACCGCATTCGGTTCACTCGCCGGGACCTGAATCGTCCAGGTGACGGTCCCCTGTTCACCCGCCTTCAGGGTGAGTACGGTTGGGGAAACTGTCACGATGGGGTCGATACTCCCCTCGATGAGAGCGGGTGCCTTATTGAGCTTCACCTGCTGCGGCTTCGCCGCCCATACTGGTCCCGCGCACAACGCTACTACAACTACTGCTACAACCCATGTCTTCATGTCGGCCTCCTGCTGTTTCGTTTGCCATCCGGCTCCTCGATCTCGGCGACCCTTTGCTCTATATCCCGCGCCATCCCGTATGCTCGGAGCGCGATATGTAGAGCCAGGATGGCCAATGCCAGTGATGCAATAATCATCTAACGGCCCTCCTCTTCCGGGACGCCGTCGTTCGATACTTTTCCGCGCTGGGATGCTCGGGGATACCTCGCTTCCGCCTCTTCCGGCGTGATGTCCACGCCGCCTTGCATTGCTTCGAGCAATAGACCTTCCTGGGGTCCCAGGTCAGAAAAGGCAAATGGCAGTAGGGGCACATGACGGTGCGGAACCGAAGACGGCGCATCCGCGCCTGTAACTGCTGGAGCCAGGTGCGTAGCAGTGTCGGGCAATCTTCGGGATCGCTCCAGCATACGTGCGCCTTCCCGGCATGACACCAGACCCAGTGATCGAGCCGCCATCCATCGTGTTCCGATGCCCGCCACCGGCGGCGAGTAGCGTGCGGGCACACCGCCATTACGGCCGACAGCCGCCGGTGTTCCTGCCGATAGATCAGGCATGATCGAAATGCCTCGCTTTCGCAGTCGGGCATCCCCAAGTCGCATATGCCGTGGCGATCTCGATAGGGGCAGGACACCGATTCCCCCGCACTATCACTGGCCCTTCTGCACCGTCGTTTCCGTCACGAACTTGATGCGCCCCTCGCGCAGCTCGGCGAGGAAGGAACGCACATCGGCGATGGCGGCGGTCAACTCCTCACCCGTCTTCCCAAACGCGTCTGCAGTCGTCTGCAGTGAGTTGCAGACATCACCGATCTTATCTAGCGCGTCGAGAGCCTGCTTGATCTCTGGCGTCAGCGTCTGGATGCTCTTCTCCGCCGCGTCCGCCGTCTGCCCCACTTCGTCGGCGGCGGCTGCGCTCCGGTTGAACAGCGCCGCGAGTCTGCCCTGGATGCCCGCCAGAAAGTTGACTATCGCGTCCTGTGCCTTATTGAAGTCGAATGCCACCTCACACCCCCGCCCAGGCTTGGATCGCCGCCTGGTCTCTCGTGCTGTTGTAGAGTCTCGGGCAGGCGGGCCCGAAGATGCTCTCTATCTCGTCGAGAATCTCCTGCTGGTCGTCGATGACAACCCGGCAGCGTGACGCGCATCGGACCTTGTGCTGGATCACGGCGACACCGGGCGGGAGCATCCAGAGCGCGTCGTAATGGAGGCCAGCCCGTTCGAGTTGCCCCTGCGTGAATGACGTATCAGCCTCCCCCCGCTGTGTCCCAACGGCCAACCCACCGACCGCCTGGATAGCGTTGGCGGATTGGATGAGCCAGCCCCGCGGCCTCTGTCTCAACATTAGGAAGCGGCGCAGCCTAGCTGGCATGTGTCTCCAGAGGTCATCGAACAACACGGCCCCGAAGTGGATTCCGCCCTGGAAGATGCAGCCGTCGAGGTTGATACCGAGAAGATACTCAACCATCTGCCCACCGCCTTACCGCGGAGTCCAGCATCATCGCTGTCTGCACCGCCCAGCCCGGCGTCATCGTGTCCTGTTCCACCTGGGGATTGGCGAGATTATCGATCTCTACCAGGACTGCCGCAAGCGCCGCCGTGTTCTTCAGGACCCCCGGCAGAAACCAGTGCCCATCCGCCCGCTTATAGGGCGCTCGCACCATTCTCCCCGCGGCGCAGTCGGCGATACATTTGGCGAGAAGAAGCGATGATTCGCGGCGCGCCTGTTCTGGATCGTCGCCCCAGTAGTAGGCGTCCAATCCCCGCCGGATCGGACCCGCCGAATCCATGTGAATCGATAGCACTACGTCGGCCTTCGTGCGCCGCAGTCGCCACTCACTAAGGAGCTTGCCGAGTCCACTGAGGGCCCGCCGTTTGATGGCGTAGATGATGCCTGCCCCCGACATACCCCCGAGCGCGTGACCCACCCGTGTCAAAACGGTCGCTTCAGTAGGCGGCAACGGTCCCCCGAGTGTGCCGGGATCGCCCGCGCCGTGGCCGACCTCGACGAAGACCAGCATTTCAGGACTTCTTTCCATTCAGGGCAATCTGCCCAAGCTTCTCCAGCGTATAGGGACCGGAGATACCCCAGCCGAAGGCAGTCAGCCAGTGACTATCCACCAGTAGGCCGACGGCCGCCCCGATCATCATTGAGGCCAGGAAACCCATTCGGAGGAGTACTTCATCACCAACCTTCTGTCGGCTCGGCAGAATCAGGCCACCCTTACTCAGCAGATGGCGCACTAGGCCGCCCGCGCCGCCCGCGAGGAGGAAGATGCAGCATTCGATCACCGTCCGGTCCGTGCTCAGTTCAAGCATCTCGTTGACCCCTCAGTCATAGTGTTGTCTCCCGCGCCGCTGGCTTCTCTTCGACGGTGGTAAGTCTAGCGTCAAGGTCGGCAGCCGCGGCCTCGATTGCCTTGAGGCGGAACTCGGGGATGTCGGGGGTGTCGCCCTGGCCGAGGGCTTCCAGCGCGGCGAGCGCCTCGGATCGGGAACTGATATGGCCCTGGAGTTGTGCGAGGTGGGCCGCGTCCGGCTGGTCCTCGGCGACGACCTTGTAGGTGATCTTCGCCGCGTCGAGCGCGTGCGTGATCTCGTCCCGCTCCGCGGTTGTGTATGCCAGCGCCCGGCCCGCGTCGTCGTGCGGCCATTGCCCCTCTGCGCGCTCAAGCGTATCCCATTCGGCAGGTCGCTTGTACTCTATGCGACAGACCAGCGGCTCGACTTGTCCGTCCGTCACCCGGCAGTCCATTATGTGTTGTCCGCCGCGTCGGTATTGGTCCCGGCATCCGTGAGGCCAGCGGCGCAGGTGCGCCACGCGTTGTCGTGGACGCGGGCCTCTCTGACGCGGACATTGACTAGGTGGCAACCCGTCGCGAAGTCGAGCACGAGGTTATCGGCGATCTTGGCATCATCGAAATTTGACCCGGCGGCCCCCGAAGTTAGCCATATCCCAATGCCAACGTCGCCAGCGCTCACGAACGTGTTTTCATCTATGACGCAACCCACCCAGTTGCCCGCGCCAAAGGTGTATGCTTGCGCCCCGAACCACGCACCAGGATCATCGGCCACTATGATATTTCCGCTCAATCGTACATGATTAGAGTCGCGGATATACAGGGCGCTGCAGGCTGTCCCCGCCCCGGTCAGGCGCACCCGGTTCCGCGTTACGAAGCTGCGATCAGCCGACCAGATGATGATGCAGTATGGCGTTCCGATACTCGTGCTGATGATGTGGCAACCGTCTAGTTCGCAGTCAGTCACCGCAGACAGATAAATGAGATAGGGTCCCGTGTTGCTGTTATGAAGGAACTGGCAGCGATGGAAACGATGGCGCGCCCCGCTCGTGTAGAAATAGAGGAAGCTCTTGGCATTCGGTATCGGCCCCTCAAAGTACACATTCTCGATGAGCCAATCCGAACAGCCCGATGCGTTCACGCAGTTCCCCGTCTTGCCCGCCGGAAAGATCACGCTGAGATCGCGGACCTGCACGCCGTTCTTACTCGTCGCAGAGATACAGTGGGTTGCGCCGGCAGCCGTGAAGTTCAGCACGACGCCGTCGCGGCTTGCTCCCAGGATCGCGATGTTATTGGCGGGGATCGTGATAGTAGCGGCAATGTCGTAAGTCCCGCCCAGAATGAGCACCGTGTCGCCAGCCGCGCACGCCTCGATAGCCGTTTTCGGGTCGGAGTAGGGCGCGCCGGTCGGCGCGACGATTCGGAGCTTTGCACGCGGCGCGAGGAGGTACTGACTGTGGTCGTCATTGAGGAGTGCCGTCAGCGCGTTGTGTGCGTGCGTGTGCGCGCCCACGGCCGCCGCGGTGCGACCGTATCCGCCCGGCGCCCTGAGCGAGCTGTAGACGGCGGGGGGAACCAGAATCCCGCTGCCGCCACGCCCCATAGCAGAACCGCCTACGGCGGTGCCGAGGCGGGCGAATCTGCTGCGTCTTCCGATTTGTGCGATGGTCTGTCTCATACCGGATACCAGACCGTCTCCCACTCTGTATAGCAGTCGGGCTTGCGCGGCCCCCAGTGGTGCTTGAGTCCCACTATCGCGAGTCTGTCGGCCGCGTCTATGCCGATTGTTAGGCCGGAGATATAGACGCAGTGGCGCCGTTCCGCGGTCTCGTAAGCGACCGTGCGCCAGGCGAAGATGTCGGGGTTGCGGAATCCCATCGTGTCCCAGAAGATAGTAGCGAGGTCGTTACAGTCCGCCTGCGTCACCCAACCCGCGTCCTCGAAGCGTTCCAATCGTCGGAAGCCCCGGTAGTAATCATCGGCTGGGTTGCTCTCACAGTTCACGTCGGCGAGCCAGCATGTCAGCGGCTCCCCTATTGCCGTTCTGCCGTGCGTCTCCACGCCAGTATAGGAGAAGGCATTGCGCCGGCGCGCTGCCGCCGCGAGTGCCGAAGTCGTCCCAACGATATTATGAACCGTGCCCGTATCCACGTAGCAGATGGGGCGGGTGCCGATGATACCGGATCGTAAGATGGCGAGTTCCTCTCCGCAGTACCGCGCTATGCGCTCCATAAATTCCCATGCCAACTGCCCCGGCTGCGCCTGCCACAGCGGTTCCTCGGGACGCCCCCAACTCAGAATCCAGCCCGAGCAGGAGGCGAAGACGCAGGCCGTCGTATGCCAGCCGCACTTCGCCGCGGCATGGAGGAGGGCATCTTCCGCGTCCCAGCCGTCGAAGACGGGCCAACTCTCGTCGCACTCGATCTGCCGGGTCCGCGTCGTCGCGTCGGCGATAGTCGCCCGGACGCGCAGGAGATTCGGGCGACCCGGCACCTGCTCCCCTTCCGACCGCGTGACGTAGCCAGTCAGCATGACGGCCAGCGCCTCCGAATCGTCATCATAACGCCAGCCGAGTTCCAGCTTCGCCCATCGCATGAAGAGATAGTCCGCGAACCCCCCGAGGTCGCCCGCGTCCCACACTACGTTAAGTTCAGCATGGGAAACATCTGCCTCATCGTTCTCTACAACGTCGATACTGTCGATCATGTGGGAGTAGTATTCGGTACTGCCGGCGGAGGGCGCTTGCACGATAGGCGGCCAGTAGGCTCCAGCCGCGTAGAGTTCGGGGAAATACGGAAACTTGTAGGACATGGGGAGGTTGGCTTGCGGCGCGAGATCGCCCATGCCATCATAGGCGGTGTCGTAGCCCCAGATCGTTTCGACCTCAAGCTCGACGTTGTCGGTTCCGCGGTGATCGACATTATCAATACTCAATGCCGGATCGACGTCGGCGCCGACGAGTACCGGGACCCAGTGGCGAGTATAGATCATCGGATGATCTGCCCGGATTCTGTCGGCGTTGCGGATCGGCGAGGTGTAATAGTTCGTGGTGCTGCCCGATTCGACAACGGGATCGGGGCCGACGATGCCATGCAATCCGACGATGGCCTGCCCGCCCGTGTACTCGACGGTGATCTGGCCGCCTGCATCCGGCCAAATGTCGCCGTCGCCCTGGAAGAAGAACCAGCGGCCGCCCCCGCTAGAAGGACGGATACCGATGCCGCCCGCGATATGCATAATCATAAGCGTCAGCGACTTCCAGGTATCGCCCTTGCGGGGATAATCCCAGCCGATATTTCCGATACCCGCGTAGCTTACGACTCCCCCCGCGAGCCACGTTCCGATGTAGGCTTCGCCGTCATGCGTGATATAGAGTTCGTAGGCGACTTCGTCCCCTGCCGGCGCGGGCGGCCCCCAGAAGACAGAGAGGTATGGCGGGTATGCTTCGAGGTCGTAGTCGTGCGGTGCTGGCATAGCGGTGAAGGACACGACGAAGTTGGGGGCTTCCGGGTGAAAGAAGGCGCTCTCGATCTGCCCGTAGGTATCAATGCACCAGAGGCCGGTCAGCGGCGCCGCTCCATCGCCTCCGCCAAACCAGAGTGGCCGTTCTTCCCAGGTCCCTATGTTCTGCGTCCACTGGTCGAGTTCGGTATGCCAGGGGTAGTGATAGGGCGTCGGGATGCTCAGGGTATACGGTCCGAGTTCCAGGGTACTGAATGCCGGCGTTGGCGGTGTTCCGACTGCGCTACCATAGGGATAGCCAAGGTAATCCCACCACTCTTCCCAATCCGCGGCCATAGCCGAATGCCAGGCCCAGCCGGGGTCTGTGACATATCCCTCGACGCCCTTGGTATAGACGGTGAGACGCGCTATCGGAATGCAACGTTCGGGCACTTAGACCTCCGCCCAGCTTCCGGTCGCGTTCGATGGCATGACGGCGCAGCGAAAGAGCCGGGAATCGCCGGCTACGTCCTGAAATCCAAAGAGCAAACTGGCATCATCGCAACGCCGGAGGCTACCCTTTGCATAGTCGGCGTCGGGGAAATCGACGGCATCCGTCTCGCACTCGATGGGGACGGCAGTCCAGTCAAACTCGCCCGCGACCGCGTCCCACAATCCGCAGGCCTGATACCAACGATAGATACCAGCCTCATTGCGTAACCCCAATCCCACCGCCATAGCGCCCGCGGGCATCACATCCAACTCGACGAATTCGAAGCCGTCTCCGATCACTGGTATATCTCCTGCCGGAATCCACTTCTCCCTAGTTAGGAAGCCGGTTCGTATCGGTCCCGGCGTCGGTCGTTCTATCAGGGCAACGAGAATCGTCCCCGTAAACCATGCCGCGGACAGGTCCCAAACATCGGGTGTCGCGGAGAGTGCGCTGAGGTCGGGGCTATAGTTGTCAGTCACTCCGTCGGCGTGAATGTCATCCAGCGCAAGGCCGCCCGCATCGTCAATACCAACGCGCCAGAGGTCGGCGGGGCGGGGGCGGAGTAAACAGGTGGATATGGGTTGGCCGACATACCGGATGAGAATAGCATCGTAGTAAGACGGCATCGTGCTTGAGGTGCTGAGACTGGGCGTGGCATTTCCGAGCGAAGCCGTCTTGCTGCCCCTGAGATACAGGGGATGCGTATGATAGTCCATGCGGCTCGGTCCGCTCGGCCCAGACAAGCATGTCATGGTCGGCCCACCAGTTCCACAGGTACCCGTCAGGTCGTGCTCGTGATTTCCGCCCGTAGCATGAGTATGAAGCGGCGTGGTGATAACGTGGGTATGGGTAGGATTGAGAGTGCCCTCAATAGTTCCGACATTAGCGTCAGTCGCGCCCTTCAGCAACAGGCCTCTATAGTCTGGCAGGCCCTCGCTTCCGTCGCACGCGAGCCAACCGACGGGAATATCATCTGCGATCCCATCCCAGAGGGCAAGCAATCCGGGGGCAATACGCCCGGCGGCAGACCCTTCCGCGAGATGAACACAGAGGCATCTAGGGTCCCCGGCCACTGCCGTCTCGATTCCGCAAGTCGTACCGAGTGTATTGTCCTCCATGGCCGCAATACAGCCCGTGATACTGTAAGTATGCTCGTGGCTTATCGCCATTACCGTCTCGCCCGTTCCCCTCGTAACGATTGGCGTCGATGCGCCCCACCACCCTGCCACACCCGAACCGGATGCCGTATGGGTATGAGCAATCCATCCGTGTACGTGGGCCGCCTCGGCGTGCGTATGCCCGACCGATTGCGAACTTCCACCTTCCGCACCGACAGCACCGGCGGCTGGTGTGCCCCGAAGATACCGTTCGTTCTCCATCAGGATCGTCCAGCCGAAGGGCAATCTCGCCGCGAGGTCAGTCCAGAACATTACCTCGTCGGCAGACATAGTCGCCGCGCCGTTACTCTTCAGCCAGGTCCAGTTCCGCCAGAGCGGCAGGTGGTCATCATCAGCCAAATCGAGATCGCTGGAAGCGAGGACGGAGGTCGTAGACCCTATGCTAGCCCCGACGAGCGTCATATGTCCGTGCAATATAGCGGGAGCATAATCGGCAAGCGGCTCAATCCAATGGTGCGTAACTCCAGGTGGTGTCACCTCGCGTAGTCCTGTACCATGTGTATGCGACCCACTCGCCACATGCGTATGCGGCGATGTATGGTTGTGCTCATCTGCCCCGCCAGTGCCGCCAGCCACCGCCGCGCCGCGCGGAAATCTGCCGTCGAGTTCCGTCACCCTACTCCAGCCAGCACCATACGGCAGGGTGTCCTGGGAGGCAACGATGATTCCAGCGGGGATGACGACGGCCATCGCCTATGCCTTGCCCTCTACCGGGTTGCCGAGTTCGTTGATAGTCATCGGGTAGTACACGGTCTTCTCCTGCGCCTCGTCGCCGAGAATCGCCGCGGCGCGGTCCTTCGCCTCGTCGAGATCGCGCGCAAAGACCCGCACCGTCGTTACGCGCTTCATCTGTCCCTCGGGGCTCATATGTTCCGCGCACGCCAACTCAAACGACCACTGTGCCTCCGCCACGATTCGCCTCCTAGTAGTTTTGGTACGTCTCCTCGTGCTCGACATGTCGGTCCCACCATACGTCTATCGCTTCATCGGCCGTACGCTTCAGTTGCTCTTTCGAGTTCACCTCGCCGACGTTGATCACGATGCCCGGTTCATTCGCCTCGGTCGGCCTCCTCGACGCTATCCAATCGGGTCTGTCTCCAGGCGCGGGTATGTCTTCGAGCCGCCAGTCGGGGTTATCACCCAGAATCGGCGTCCGATCCATCCGCCAGTCGGGGATCGCGGCGGGGGCCGTTATCTCGTCCGGCCTCCAGTCGGGAATCTCTCGGGGCGCCCGCTCTGGAATGAGCGGAAGATCGTCAAAGGTGACGGGGATTTGTGCTCGCGCGGCCCGCAGTACCGCGGATTCTATGCGGTCCATTCCACTCAGAAGTTCGTCGGGATGCGTTGCGGCACCCGGAGGCATCCAGTCATCGGGGAGGCGGAACTCGCTTGCGAAGACTTCCTGCCCTCGGAGTCCTGGCGACGGTTGCTCCTCGTTCCATCCCTGGACCTTACTGTCATCCATCCTCGCGAGTTGCTGGAGTAACGCTGTCTGACCTTGTGCGACGGCCGCGCCGAGCACGTCCGCCCCCCTCTGCCAGTCGGGGTTATCGCCGGGCGCGGGCACATCCTGGATTCGCCAGTTCGGATTGTCGCCGGGGGTCGGTAGCCGATCTATCTGCCAGTCGGGATTATCGCCGGGCGCCTGCTCGTAAGCCAGGGGGAAGTCGCCCCACTCTACGGGCGGGCGGGCAACCTGGAAGTTGGTCTGTGCCGGCACCTCTGCCGCCTGAATCGCCACGCCGACGGGTGGGCCGAGTACATCTGCCCTCGGCCACCAGTCCGGCATATCGACCGCCATCCGATCCTGCTCTTCGAGCGCCTTGCGGATCGCCGCGAGATCGGTCTCGGCCCGCTCCCATATCTGAAGAAGCCGAATATCCGCCGGGTTGTTACGGAAGGCCTCGACTGCCGCGCTAACTTGCCGCTCCTGCCATGCCTCCTGTTCGCGCAGGAAACCAGCGCGCGCTTCGGGCTTCCCCCTGGCCTCGGCAATGCTCGCCATAAGGCCGTATCGCTGCGCCATCTCCGCGCCACGCAGATAGCCAGGGATGCTCTTGGCCGCGTCCGCCAGAGTCCCCGCGGCTGCCCCCAGGTTGCCCGCTGCGCCGCTCAAAGAGCCCGCCGCCCCTACCAGTGCCTCTCCCCCGGTAGCGACGCCCCGTGACGCCGCAGTCAAGCCGTCAGCCTTCTCTGCGAGCTGTTGCCCCCCACGATTCAGGGCGGCGGTCGCCTCCTCTATCGAATCGGCAACGTCCCCGAAGGCCCATACGCCCTCGCCCAACTCGCGGATATCGCCCTGGGCCTCGCGCCCGCGCCCGAGTTCGAGTCCGGATACGGCCTCCCGCAGACCATAGAGCCACTCGGAGTAGGCCGCCCCTCGTTCTATCGCCGCGCCCTTCATGCCGCCGAAGAAGCCCTGGCCCTGCTCAAACCGCGCCCGCTGCTCGTCGAAGAAGGCGGAAGCGGTTGTACCCCATTCCTCGACGCTTTCGCCCAACGCCGCCAGTCCCGCGCGCCCCGCCTCATATGCCTTGCCGGTAGCGAGGAAGCCGGTAGCCGCCCCGCCTGCCGCACCCCACGGCCCTAGTGGAGCACCCGCTAGACCTCCCGCGACCGCCCCCGCGATCTGTGTCTTCAGGGCGGCCACGTCAAGTTCCATGCCCAGGGGAAGTTTGATCGTCGTCCCTAGGCTCTTAGCCAATGTATCCAGTCGGCCTAGGACCTCCTGCACGATGGCTTGACCCACCGCGACCATCGCATCCATGAAGGTCCGCGCCCAGTCCCATATGCCCTGCCGCTGCTCAATGAGATAGCCGATAGCGCCGACGATCCGACCGATCCACATGACGACAAAGTTGGCGGCCGTGCCGACCCGGTCCGCGACGGCATCCCATACGGTGTCCCAGTTCTCCGAGAGCCAGTCGAGCCAGGTGCCGACCTTCTCGCCCGCGGCGTCCATGGCAAGCCCCACGGTATCGACGAGCCGCTGCCAGCGGTCGCTTTGGGAAATCTCTTCAGCAAGCGCGGACATCCGGTCGGCGATATCGCCTGCACCCTCCAGGACCTTCCGCACCAATCCGGCGAAACTAGAACCGACAGTCACAAACATAGCTTGCGCGCGGGCCTTGAACCTATCCCAGGCATAGCCGACAGTAGCTGCAACCTGCGCCAGAGCACTACCAGTCGCGCCCGCCGCCTGACTAATTGCTGCCAGGTCCGACGAGAAGCTGGAAGCCTCGCCCCGCGTCAGCGACATGGCTGCTCGTAATGCCCGCATTTCCAAGCCCATGTTAGCAAGGGCCGCGGGGTTGCCTGCGGCCAGTCGATTAAGGGCGTCGATAGCGCCGGCGAGTCCCTTGGTGCGGATGAAGGTGGAGGCCTGTTCTACGCCGACCGTCCGAAGTGCGTCCGCGAACTCCTTCGCGGGATCGAGGAAGCTTAGCATAATCCGCTGGAGCGAGGTCCCGGTCATCGACGCGTCAATACCTGCTTTTGTCATCGTCGCAAATGCCGCACCGACTTCTTCTATCTGCACTCCTGCGGCTGCCGCCGTAGCAATGGCGGGGCCGATGGCCTGGGCCAAATCTCCGAACGTGATAATGCCGAGTTCGACCGTCTTGAACATCACATCCGAGATATAGCCAGCCTTCTCGGCAGCCATGCCATAGGCCTGAAGGGTACTAACGATCAGGCGGGAGGCGGTGGCCACGTCCGTCATACCGGCAACGCTGGCCTCAGCCGCGACGCGCACGATCTTCAGGCCTTCGGCACCCTTGAATCCGGCCGAAGCTACGTCGTAGAGACCACGGGCAACTTCGGCAGGAGCCTTGCCGATGTCGCGGGCTATCGCGAGGGCGTCGGCAGAGAGTTGGGCGAGGCTAGCGTCCGTCGTCCGAGTGATGGTGTTGACGTAGCGCATCATCATCTCGAACGAGGCTGCTTCCCGCGTCGATATCGTAAATGCCGCAGCCGCCGCTAGTCCCGCGATCAGGGCCGCTCGCGTGAATGCCTGGAGTGCCCTTACGCCGGTCTCGGCAATCCAGGTCACGATGCTCCGGCCGAGGTTCACCACGGCGGTGAGAATACCGCGGAACACATCTAGGGCTCGGATTCCGAGCGCGGCGATACCGACCAGCGGTGCCCGCAGGGATACGCCGATGAACTGGACGGCCCGACCAAGCATCGAAGCGCGTCCAGCCGCCATAGACATACTCTCCCCGGCCTCGCGCATGGTGCGGCCGGCTTCCCGCCGCAGGCGCTGGACGTGATCGATAGTGCGCTGGAGCGACCCGCCGAACTGTCTCAGCGGGCCCTCTGCGCGGTTTACGGCTTCAAGCACAACTTCAAGTCGTCTTCGTTCCACTTATATAGGCGTCAGCCTATGTCTCCATCCCGGCCCGTCATCTTCCGGGTCCAGTCGGCCCAGAACGTGCAGGCCGCGTCCCGAACCGCTACTCGCGTTCGTATGCGACTGCCGCTGCTGAGATTCCAGCGCCTCATGTTCCGAGACCGCATCGGCAATCGCTTCTATCGCCGCCATAAGGAGCCAGGGTTGATCGGCCGTCCCGCCGGCGCAGGGCAGAAAGCCAGCCTGGTAGTGGCGGTATGCCCTGGTAGCGAGGGAGAATGCGGCGCTTTCGGCGGACGGTTCTTCGTCCGCGAGGACGCGGCGCGCCTCCTCGCGGACCCAACGCAGGAACCGCCGCTCTAGGCTTCCCCCTCGTCCCCGTCCTCCATCTCGATACCCTGGAATTCGCGGATCGTATCCCGTACCCAGTCCGTCACATCAGGACTGAGGTCGCGGAACACACTCCAGTTAGCGCCCTGCTCGCGGAAGGTCACATCCCTGCCATCGTGAATCAACTTGAAATCGACCACGGACAGGTTGACAAGAACGCGGAGCTGCTCGACCATATCCATATCGAAGCGACTATGAACCGTCTTCCTTGTCTGTCGACGGCCGCGAGGCACTTCGAGTTCGTACTTCTGCCCCGCGGATAGGTACTGGTCGCGCTGCGTTCCCGTCCAGCCCTTCAGTCTGATAAAGTAGGTATCGCTGAGTCGGACGGTGCCATCGGAGTTGCGCCCCTCGGGCAGGTAGAACGTTTGCTCCTGCGGCCCTACGCGCATCTTGGCGACGAGGTTCATATCCTCGTCCTCGGTTGGCGGTTCCGCCTTTGTCTCCGGTGTCTCGGAGAACTCCGGCGCGTCTTCTAGTCCCATGAGACTCGCCTCCTAGTGTGTGATATCGCCGGACTATCCATCCAGCGTCCAGTCCGTCAGCAGATATGGCATCTCGACGACGATGTCGCCGCGAGCCGGAATCTGCAGATCGGCATTCCGTGCCTTCAGGCCGTTCAGCGTCAGCGTCATAGTCTGCGCGGGGCTGACATCGGAACAACTACAAAATGTCATAACGTGATCGGCTCCCGCTAGCAGGCAGTCCTGAAGATCGACGTCTGCATCGGCGAGAAAATAGGTCAGTGTCCCACCGATCTCTGACGGCCCTTCATCGAGAAAGTCCCATATGCGCTCAGGGTCCCTTGTCGTCACGGTCCCCGCGATCACCGGCATGGGTTCCAGGCCATTGCGGCAGTAGAACTCGAACGCCCGCAGGTCCCGCGTCTCGTCCCATGTCATCTCGAACCAGCGGTAGGCACGAGAGGAGAAGAACGACATATCACCGGGGTCGGCTGCGAGCTGTGCGACTTTCCCGCCGATCAGGTTTACGTCGGCATTCAGGCGGCCGCCGGCGTCACACCGCATCGTGATATCGCCGATCTTGCAGTCCTGGATGATCGCGCGGTAGACATCCGCGCCCTTATGGTATCCGATCTTGATCGTCAGCCACTGGAGTTCGCCAGTGACCGCGCTTCGCTTGGCGTACTGGAGGAAGTGTGGGTCCTCTACGGCCGTAATGCTAAGGCCGACCTCCGCCAGCGTCATCCCTTCGCTGAGTTCGACGGGGTCCCAGTCACCGACCGAATAGAGCGGCTCGATACCGCTCGGCACATTCATGTGCGGCCGGTCGATAATGCCCAGGGCGGAATAGCCCACCGCAGGGATTCCCTTCGCACCCTGTGTACCATAGAAACACCTACCGTATGCTCCCTTCATCGTCCCTGTCTCCTTGAGGGTCTATTCGCGGCCCAGGCGAGCGCAGTCGCTCAAGCGCCGCGGAAACGACCTGCGTCGGCTCTACAGCCGAAACGCAAGAACCAGGGACGTCCAACTCGCCGACCTTGCAGTCGGCATTCCAGCACGGCCAGCAGTCAAGCCCCTCGGGCTCAAGTGCTGTTACATCGTAACGCGGCCCCACAGACCCGGCCGCGGAAGTGGCGCAGAAGACGGCGACGGACGGCACCCCCAGGGCAGCCGCTAGATGCATCGGCCCTGTGTCGCCCGAAACAACAAGGTCACAAGCCGCCAGGAGCCCCGCCAAAGACCGGATATCCATCGCCGGCGGCTTTTTACAGCAGGGCAGAATCTCATCGCCGAAGCCGACGACGGCACAGCCCTCGTGTGCCAGGTCCTTCGCGACGCGCAGCATCCCGCGGTATCGCCGCGACTCCCAACCCGTCTTCATAAAGACCGCGACGACGGGCTCGCCTTCGCGACGCCAGCCTTCGACGCCCTCCCTACCCATAGCGACTTCCTGCTCGGTAAGCGCGAAGTGGGGCCGCGCATCCTCAATGTCGAAATTCCAGTAGTCGCCGAAACAGAGCGCCGCCGGTCTCTCGGTCCGGCCCGGATGATGTTCGAGCCAGCCGTCCATGATCACGGAATGCACGGGCGATTCCCAGTGGATACCATTCCCAAGGCCGTTTATCATCGGCGCGTAGTTCGGGTGGGTGATGATCTGGCATTCGGCCCCATTATCCATCAGCATCCGCGCGGCTGGGGTAAGGCATAGAACGTCTCCGAAGCCGGAACGCCGGCGCACGAGATACCGACCCACGCATAGTTCCTCTGCTCGTGGAATCTCTACCTGGCCAGCGTCGACCAATTCCTTCGCGAGGGACTCGGGAACTCGCGCAAGCCAGCCCTTGGACTCGTCGAAATGGACGACGCCCAGAGGGTATCGAACCTTCTGGGCACCATAGCTCCGTATCGCGCGCATCCTTAGCATGATGGCGGGTTGATCTCCCTGCGGGTCGTCATCTCCAGCAGTATGGGGTCTATCTGCTCGCCATGCTGCTGAATCAGTCCTAGCAGGCGCTGGTCCTCCACGCGCCCCGGTCCGTCGCCGCCCTGTACGACGAAGGCGGCGGTCTCCCGCGTGAGGTCGAGGAGCGCCGCCATGGCGGTATCGCCCCAGGTATCGAGCAAGTCGGCGCGCCGGTCATTGTGGCCGATATCGCGGGCGATCAGGATGAGCCAATGCCATACCCCTTCCTCGACGCCGATCCCCAAGGACTCGATCTCGATAGAGGGGCCGATAAGCACCACGCAGGGTCTGTCGGGCAGGCGCCAGAGGCGGCCACGAGTTACAACATCGACCCCCATGCCCGCCAACTCTGTGCGGAGCTTGGTGAGGATCGCAGCCGCCTGTGCTGCCGTGTTAAACCCGGTTGTCAGGATCGCCATGTCACCCCCCCAATCCCGTCACGAGTTGCCGAAGGTCATTCATAAAGAACGGCACATACTTATCAAACGCCGGATGCAGGTATGGCTGCGGGTGAATGCCGGGATGGATGACCTTGCGGACGATGGTCTTGGCACCCCGCTTGCGGCTCAGTACCAACCGGCCCGTCTTGGAGCGGAACAGTGCCCGACCCGTCGCCAATTGCGTTCCGGCTCGCGCCGTAAACGCCAGCGCCTTCTTCGTCTTCGGCTTGATCTCGTAGGCCCGCTTCTGCGGCCCGTAGAGTCCGGTCCCGTACTCTACATACGGGCCGTAGTCCTCGTCGGTGCCGACCTTCGCTCGCGTCTGCTTCCCCTGCCGACTGATGTCGGTGTGGATACTGGAACGTAGGATATCCGTCGCCACGGGTGTCCGTCGCTTCGCCTCCCGCTCTATGCGGAGCCCATAGGAGCCGACTAGGAGCGATGACCGCTTCTGAAACTGGTCCGGTAGATCATCGGCCCACCTGCGAAGCTCGTCTGCCTTTTCGATTCTCACCGCAACGCCAATCATGCCGGTTGGTCCTTTGATTCCCGGAGTCCGATCTCCAGCAGGTGCGGTATGTTCGGGGTCGGCCCGAGGTAGTCGTGATAGCGACTTGGGGTCCCGTTCACGAAGAAGATGCGATTCTGCCAGACGACCTTAGCGCGTTCGGGAATGACTGCATCCTCCGAGTACATGATGGCATCGCTCTCGATCAGGTAGCCGACCGGACTCTCCGTCAGAATCTTCCCATCCTGGTGAATAGCGCAGGGGTGGTCGGCGAGGTCCGGGGCATCCGGGTAACCCTCCAGGACCTGCCCATCCACTGCCTCGCCCGTATCGAGGTAGTAGATATCGGCGGTATGGGTAAGCAGTGATTGAAGTTCAGCGTCTGCCATCGTCTATGCCTTGTACGCCGCCGCGGGGAGTCGGGCCGCGTCGAGGAAGTCTTTCTCTAGCGCCTCTGCCTGCTTGAACAACGAAGCGACCATCGTTCCGATTCCACCCATATCTTTCGTGTAGGGTCCGAGAGTCAGGCGGCCGCCAGAGGCCACTACCGTCGCCGCACCGCCCGTCGCCATCACTGCCGTCGCCACCGCCTTGCCCGCCATAATGAGCAGATCGGCGTCCTCGGTCGGTACCGTATCGGCAGTAGCGTGCCATGCCGTATAGATCACCGCCAGGGTTGTCGCACTCTCCGGGCGAGGCATGATGCGAACCGTACCACCCGGCATATCCTGCTCCCACTTCGTCCCGAACTGCCGCGCCCAGTGCTCCAACTTCTGCCGGTAGATATCCACCTGCGAAGGCTGGTTGAAGTCCATAATCACGTCGCCGGCGGCCAGCGCCTCCGATAGGGTCGAGGTGTCGCCGATCAGTTCGCTCAAATCCTCTAGTGCGTCGATGGGGGCCAACTCAATACAGAGATAGCCGCCCGCGGGAAGGCTGTACTCCTCTACGTCCGCACTTACCGCAATCGTCCCAAGTACGTGGCGCGGCCGCTGCCTGGAATACATGCGGACCGCGTCCTTAACCGCCTGCGTCCACTGCGGGTCAGTCAGCCCCGCCCCGAAACCGAGCAGTTTCAGTTCCGCGATGAGTTCTACGTTGGTCATGCGTTGGTGACTCTCTCCTGGCCATATAAAAGCCCCGGCCTATATAGGTGCGGGGCCTCTCCACTATGGCGATAGCTAAAGGCGATTACATACCGATTACCTGCGCGTCGATATCGTCGGGAACCCGCCGCATGATTCGTCCACACTGCCGGCACTTAAAGTCGCGAGGCTGCGAGGTTCCGGTTTCCTCGCGCGCTCTACGGTCCTGGCTCATATAGAGCCCCGTATCGCCCGCGGCCACCGGCTCGAACTGGCCGAATAGGGACGCTTCACAGGCGCCGCAGGTGTCCAGGGGCAGGTCGGTTGGCGAGGCCGTCTGCCCCTGAACGGGAGGTGAGGCGTGAGCAGCGGACGTTTTCCGCGTGATGTCTCGCATAGTCGTCGGCATCAGCCCATCGCTCCCTGGAGAAACTCTCGCCAGTCCGCCTCCCACCTATCTAATCCGCCGAACTCCTCGGCCCAGGCTCGCGCGCCCAGCGAAACCGCCTGCCGCCGCGCTAGAACCCGCGTCAATGCCTGACTCCACTGCTCGACAGCCGCGTCATCCGTCGCTACCACCGGCACTGTCTCCCCAACTGGCAGGCCATTCATCATGCCGCCTTCGATGTCGGCGAACAGTCCCACATCACTCGCCACAATCGGTAGTCCACAAGCCAACGCCTGCAATCCCGCATAGGGGCAGCCATCTGCGCGGGACGGGGAGACGAAGATGTCTCCAGCAGCTATAGCTTCGGCCTCTGCTCCGATCCCCGCCCCGATCAGTCGGAACTCGATATCGGGCCGCCTCCTCGCGAGTGCCGCTATCACATCCCCGCCCTTCGGCATGGCGTCGCTCGGATAGATTGCGATGGGCCGTTCCCGCGCCGGATGCTGCCGCGGCTGGTACTCGTCTAGGTCCAGTCCGTTGGCGATGATCGCCGCCGGCTCGACTCCGTACATACCCTGCAACTCCCACTTGGTATAGTGGCTAACAGCTACGGTGGGTAGCCGCCGGTATTCGGCCTGTTGTATCTCGCCGAGCCGCATAGCCTCCGCTGAATTGCAGGCCAGTCCAATGCCCTTCCAGGTTCCATGGGCCACCGAGATTACCGGGCCGTCAAAGTCCACCAGTCCGCGGCCCCAGAAACCGTCCACGATAACCGCCTCAATGTCGTTCAGCGCGCCCGATGAGACAAGCCAGCGCCCTAGCAGATCAGCCGCGCCAGCCTCGTCTACTCGCGCCTTCTGCGGCATGTCCGACCACGAGTAAAGCCGCGCGCCGAGCTGCTGCTCCACGTAATGGCCAAACAAAGGGACACCGCCAGGGTGTCCTTCGCTCCGCTTGTAGAAAGCTATGTGGGCGAGATTCAAGTGGATATCCTTACCAGAATAACCCTGGCGCGCAAACGGCGCAGGGGTACCAACCACAACCCATCATGCTCCGCGCCTGTCCTTCCGAAATCGCAATCACGTCCTCTCCGGAAATCCGGGGGCAGTCCGGTCGGTTGTGCAGGCAGGTATCGAACCAGCGGCGATACATAGTTCCGGTTCCCGACTGCCCCGCCTGACGAACCACCATGGCATCCCGTTTGGCGGTTACCTCCATGGCCATTAGCTCTCTCGTCTCCTCATGGTAAGCAGGGTGCATCGCAGGTTCGCGGTCTCCCAATCGTCGGATGGAAAGACCGTCTCATTGACGAACCGTATGATGTCCACCCAGTCCTCGTAATAGTCATGGATAGCCAACCAGCCGCCTGCTACTACATGCTCATGAAACCCCTCGTAGTCGCCGCGTATCCCTTCATAGGTATGCTCGCCATCAATGAAGAGCAGTCCAATCTCTCGCTGCCAGACCTTCGCGATTTCCCTGGAGTCGGCTCGAATGGGCGTCACCTGCGCCCCCAGCCCGAAAAGGTCAATGTTGAAATCGAAGCGCTCGCGGTGTTGGTCCCCGCCCTTCAGCCCGCTTGCCGGACTATACGGTCCCCAGGTGTCGATAGCCCAGACGTGCGCGCCCAGACCGGCCGCGGCACCCAATCCGAGCCGGCACGTCGACCGCCCGCGGAGGGAACCGATTTCTACGATAGCCTTGTCTGCGGGCACCCGCGCCGCGAGCCACGTAAGACGCTGCGCCTCATCCTCCTGTAGGTAACCCCAAACCCGTTTAGGGTGCGGGGTACATTTCAACGCCATCAGTTCGTTGTCGGGCGTCTGTGGTATCGTCGCCGTGTCCATCAGTCGCTCCCGCCAAGCCATGGCACCGCCGGGGGCTTCGCAACGATCACTTCTAGCGCGTCGCAGTCCGCCGCGATTATAGAGAGCCCCGCCCTCATGCAAACCTCAAGCAGTTCGCCGGGATACCAGCGCCGGAAGTTCGCCGGCCAGTCGCCCCGGTCAGCCTCCTCGAATCGCTGCGGATAGCGCATCGCTGGAACCTGAAGCCATGCTATGCCATCGTCAGTCAGAACGCGCGGCAGGTCGCGCAGATACCGGACCACTACCTCTCTGTCCATGTGCTGGAAGACCATGTGGGAGAAAGCAAACTGGATAGCACCATCCTTGATGGCTTCCAGCGAATATCCGCTGCCCTTTACGAGCACGACCTTCCCACCCTGCGTCATAATTGGCATCCGCTCGGCGGCCTGCCGCAGCATCTCGCCGCTTACGTCGAGCAGGTGGTAGGTCCCGACGACTGGGGCGAGATACTTGGCCGTCCTGCCGGTGCCCCCGCCGATATCGAGAACCGTCACCGCGGCACGATCCTCGAAGAAGAAATCGACCAGGCCGGCGAGATACTTGGCGTCCCTCTGCCCGCTCTCCTCAAACCATTCGGGACTCGCCCGGTAGCAGATGGCACTCGTCGAGTTCTCTTTCGCGAGTCGGTCCCAGAGCGCGTCCATCGAAGTCCCTGGGTCCCATTTGCCCTCAGGCATAACCTAGACCCTCCAGTTGTCGTCGAATTTCGGCCTCGTCTACCGCCCCGCCCTCGGTGATCTGCGTCAATGCTATCCCCTCTATCCGCCGTGAGGGGGCCGCATCGAGCAGGTAGAGCAGCGTGGGAGTAACGTCTTCTACACTCACTTCCAAATTCTCGACTGGCCGTGCCTGTGGGCCCTTGTAGGCGATGATTCCGCGCCGCGTCGCCGGGTAGTTCGGCCCATGGCATAGACCCCAGCCATCCCCCTCGCGGGGTTCATCGGTCAAATCCAGCGCATGGTCGGAAACAATGAATGTCCATTCGGGGTAGAGAGTGAACTCGAACCGCTGCAGCATCACCCGTATATCCGCCACGATGCTCTTCAGGGTCCGCTTCTGCCGGAACGTCCGATAGGCATAATGCGCGAGTCTGTCCAGGTCCGTCAAACAGAGAATGGCGAGATCGGGCTGCCCCTTCTTGAGTTCCACGAGGAATCTGTGCGCGAGTGCCCACCGGGCAGCATGGCAAGTCTCCATCAGGTCCTTGTCTGGACAGGCGAGGAAATCCCAGGAGGGCTCGCCTTGATGCGCGTAGTAGAGGTCGAGGTCGCGCCATGCCCAATCCACCGCCGCCTGCCGCGGGAATGTCCGATTCTTTTCGGGCGCGGGATACCCGCAGACGAGAAGCCGCCGCACCAACCGGGGCGGGTACGTGAAGGGCACATTGATCGCCACCGTTTCCATATCCGCGGCCGCGAGGTGGTCCCATACATAGGGCGGCCGCTTCAGGCCCTTAAGCATTCGCGGCTGTGGGACGTGCGGGATACCATGCCCCTCCGCCGTCAACCCCGTGAAGATGCTCGTCCAGGCGGGACCCGATAGTGCATGCGGGGAATCCAGAACGCCGGTATGGAAGCCGTCTTCCTCCAGCCAGTGCCGCCAGTCGTAGGAGTAGCCGTCAATGCCTACTACGAGAATCATGCCTGCGCCCTCCACTGCGCGACCCTTGCGCGGAATACCTTATCATCAGCGAGCGCCCTCTCCCGCGTACCCTCGGGCCGTCTGCCACCTGGAGCGAGGAAATGCCAGGCGAGGGCCTGGGTGTCAACGAGTAACTTCTTCTTACCGAGAAGGTGCAACCTAACGCTCGCATCGGATTCTTCCCGCTGTCCGAACCGGCTATAGCAATCCGCGAACCCGCCGACCTCCTGGAGCGCACTCGCCCGATACATCCACGTCGAATATAAGTGTTCGCACTCCACGACCGCCTCGTCGGAGAACTGCCAGAACTGCAGCCTCGCATGGCCGGCCAGCAGATCGGCCAGCGTATTCGTCATCCCTCGCTTGGTGGCAAGAGGGCCGTATTCATGCAGGACTCCATCGCTGTGCATGGGATAGCAGCCGCCGACGGCCCCGACTTCGGGTTGGTTATCAATCAAGCGGTAAAGACGCTCTATGAAATCCGGTCGGGCTGGCAGAAGGTCGTCGTCAATTCTTAGGACGAGATCGGTCCCGAGATGTTCTAGCGCGATTTGATGGTTCGGACTGGCACCCCTTCCCGAACCCTGGACTATATCGCACGGGATACCGCTCTGCTCCCAGCGCTCGACCATCTGTTTGACGGCGGAATTGTCTCGTAAGGTTGGTTCGCCATCATTCACGATACAGATGGCATTCGGGCGCTTCGTCTGCACGTAGAGCGCCGATAGTAAGATCGCGAGGTATCCCGGTCTATCTCTCGTGGGGATACCTACGCCGAGCGTTTCCATCCCTGGCGGACTGGGGGCGCCGAGAACCGCGGCACCGCTGGATTTCGCGAGTGGAGTCCCTGGAACAGACTCGCGGACGGTTTCGGGTCCTCGGCGCTCCTTCAGTCCCAAGACATCGGCGATACCGCGGGCCATGCGCGCATATGTGAATCGCTGCCGCAGGTCCTCGGCGATCTCCCTCTGTTTCAACTCGTCGGGCGACTCCTCGAATACCCGCCGCATCCAGTCGGCGACGTCCGCGAGGTCGGGTTCGGCCCACAGCGGCCTTTCGTCAGCCTCATAGAGACCGAGGTTGTTGTTGCTCGGGGCCATCATGTAGGGGAACAAGTGCGCGTTCTCATCTGTAGCATATTCGAGTTGCCCGCTCCACCCGGTAGTACCGAGTCGGCAGCCGCAGGCCAGCGCCTCCAATCCCGTCAAGCCGAACCCTTCGACTCGTGCTGGCGCGAGATACGCGCCGTGCTGCGCGGCGCGCCGGTAGAATGCAGCAACTTCGCTATCCATCCATGGCGGTTGTGAATTGCCCATGCCCATCTGATATATATACTCGACCCGCGGTGCCTTACTGCCGAGTCGCTTCCGCCATTCGGCAATGATCTCCCGGCACCAAGCATCGCGGCCATAGTCGTAGTTCTTGACTACGAGCAGAACTTTGTCGGAACGCTTGAATGCCTGCCCGTAAGCCTCCAGCGCGACATCAACGCCCTTGCGAGGCGACATAGCGCCGACCATGGCGAAGATGAATGAGTTGCCGCCAATATCCATAATCGGACCGTCAGGACAAAACAGCGATGTATCGATTCCATTCGGAATGACCCGCAGGCGGTCCTCCGATACCCCTGCCGCACTCAGGGCATCTCGCACGGCACCGCTTACGCAGATGTTCCCCGTGAAGTGCTCTAAGAAGTACGCGACGTGATTACGTGGCGCGATGCTATTGTCGAAATGAAACCATGACCAGGAACCGGACGGCCCCTCGAATGTCCCCGCGTTGCAGAGCAGACTCTTTCCTATCGGGGGCTGGTCACGATTTGCTCGCCACGTCTGCCGGTCCACCGAGAAGCCCATGCGTTGCAGTGCCAGAGTGACTTGCCGTGAGAGTGTGCAGAGGGAATGCCCACAACCCGGCATACAGGGGGTTCGATAGAGCGTCATATTCGATGTGGTCGGATCGTCGATGACCTCTACCGAGGACCCGAAACCGCCTAGTGCGTTAATTGGCAGAACCGTTGTCTCGCCCGCGCGAATCAACCAAATGCCCGAAAGCTGATCGACCCTGGACGTATTTCGTACCTTTACCGTTTCTGACATCCGAGGCTCCCGGAATGTAGGGGAGGGCGACAGATCGCCGCCCTCCCCACTCATTGCGTCAGTCAGTCCAGTCGGTACCGTTCAGACTACCAACCCACGCCCTGAACAGCCGGCTGGCAGGTGACGGTCGCAAGGCTGTTGCCTACGACCTTGGAGTAGCCGAAGCGGCTCATCACCGCAACTGTCTCACAGAGGGTATCCGGGTTGACAAACGCCGGAGCGGTGTAGAGCGGAATGAACGGGCAGTAGACCATGCCCGAGTCATACCAGTCCGCACCCTTGCGCCCAACGAGAATCAACTCGGTGGGCCAGAAATCGGGGTCGGCACCGTAGACCTTGTACTTCGGCTGTCCGTCCAAGGTCCCAACGCGGTTGATACCGACTTCCCACTCGGCGGCTTCCGCGTCTACGGTCGTTGCCGACCAACTCTCTAATCGCATCAGTCGAATCAGCGCGTTCGACCCGGCGACGGCCCAATTCGTGCGGGCGCGTCGCTGCGCCCGGACAAGGCCATCTGCCTGCAGGATGTGCCGGTAGAGTTCCTTCTGCCAGGTGCCAAGTTCGACGTAGCCGGCAGCCGGCAGGAGACAACCGAAGTTCACATTGCCGGCGGTGACGTTACCAGCCGGGTCCGCGGCGGTTCGCATGGTATTCATGAGCAGGGCGACCACCTCTCGGGCGATCTCGTCTGCCATGAAGTTGACCATCTCCGCCTCGATAGCGATACCGTGGTCTGCCCGCAGGTTCTGGCGGACTTCACTCGACCACTGCGCCCGCAACTTCTTCGTGTCCATGGTGATATCAGCGTGAGTCAGGCTGAGCTTCACCTGCGGTATAGTGGCCTGTTCAGAGACGTACTGAGCGTAGTCAGAACAGAACTCGCCCGGAATAGCCGGGTTGCCCAGCGTCGGGTCGTAGAGGAAGTCGAGGAAGTGGACCACGCCGGTCGACTTCGTCATGGGCTGAACGCTCATCAGTTCCATAACCCACTGGAGACGCGCCCACACCTGCCGGATGATCGGCAGGACGTAAGGCACCGTCTGCGCGACGTTCGTGGTGCCCGTCCATTCGAGCATAGCGAACTGGGGCCGGTACTGCCGTAGGTTCGCCATCAGGTAGTTGGGGTACATGCGGATCACGTTTTCCACCACCGTGCGGAAGACGTGATTCGGGTTGCCGGGGTGGTACCCGTGGAAGGGGGCATCCCCGCCCAACGCCCTCGCAACCGGGTCGTCGGGATCGGTGGAACTGTGCAGGCCATTGTCGGGAATCCCCTCGCACAAGAGATCGAGAACTTCTTCGCGGCTCTCGGGGAGGAAGCGCGGGGAAAGTACGCCAAGCTGGAACTCCTTGGCGCGGTCCTCGCGGCTCTTTTCGGGGGTGGAAGCGACGTGGGCGGCGGTAATACCCATTCCGCCCGGACGGTTGATGATCAGCAGGCCGATCTCCTGAAGGGTGCGCTCGGTACGCTCATAGGTCGGCTGAAGCTGGTCGACTTCCGTGACCTCCGCCAACCTCTGCTCCATGAGCTTGCGCGCTGGCGGTTCCCATGCCTTGACCTCGTCGGTCTCCATGATCGCCGTGGTAGCGAGCTTGAGGGCCGCGGCCTTCTCCTCAGCCTTCTTCTCATCGGCCTGGCCCTGCACGTAAGTCGTAACGACTTCGGCTAGGCTATCAATACGCCCGGACATCTCACTAAGTTTGTCCGGTTCCTTCGTCTCCGTCTTCGGCTTGGGCTCTTCGCCGTCAACCTTTGGCGGATCGGCACCCGCGGCAGGCGGGTCGCCTTTCGTCTCCATGAGGACCTGTACGCCGGCGGTCGTGCCCTTGGCGACGGCCTCCTGGATGAGCTTCTGCAACTCTTCTGTGGTCATTTCGTCTAGCACCTCGTCGATGGTCTCTCCAGGAACATCACTCGACGAGGGAGCCGAAGCGGCTGCCGCAGGCTGACCGTCCCTCTCCCTGAAATTGCGAACGCCCGCGACCTCATCGCCCTCGTGGGCGGCAGCGCCTAGGACGAAGTCCCAGCCGCCGAGGTTCGCGAGCGCCGTCTTCTCATCTACAATCTCAACTGTTTGTCCGTCTCTTACCTCCGTAGTCGTGATAGCGGCAGTGCGCGAACTCACCTGCACCGGAACGCCGTTGCGGACGAGCCGCTGCACATCAGCGCCTTTGCTAGTGTTGATAACGTCCGTCGCCCCCAGCAGGTGATTGCCTTCGAGCCGCAAGTCCCGCCAGGGGGTGCAGACCGTATCCATAAGCCGGGGCCGGCCGTCGGCAGGGTGGTCACCCTCGCCGAGCCACCGCTTCGAGCGGGCCGTGCCCTCCTTCGACTCCGCGACGATACTCTCAAAGAGGCCCTTGGGGTAGACTCGCCCATTCTTCGTGGGGGTGTCCGCAATACCGAGCAGGCATTCCACCGTCATAAGGTGGTCGGTGCTGCCCGCGGTCGTGGTCGTGTCCTTCTCGGCGACGATTCGGACGGGGGCGGTGTAGGTTTCGAGGAGTTCAGTCGTCTCGGCTTGCGCTGGAACATCGCCGGCGAGGGTCGCTTCGCCGTCGCCCGCCGGGGGTGCCGTGCGAATCGCTTCGGCGTCGTCAACGCGCAGAACGGCCCGCACCTGGCGAATGTCCTCCAGGGATACCGTGCCGTCCTCGCCTCGCTTCCATGCGGCCCGGTAGAGCTGCCCCTGGCCTCCACTGACGACCACGCGGTTGCCGAACGTGGCCTCCAGGCTCGGCCCCCACTCTTCCTCCGACCCGAAGGACTGGTAACCGTCCTTGATCGCCTTGCGGATGTCCCGCATGTCGGCCTCATAGCTGCCGTCGATGCGAACGTAGACCTCCATGAGGGGCGACGTCTCAGCAGGCACCGGAAGGGCGGGGAACTCTTGCCCGTCGTCCATCGCGTAGATTGAGGCGCGGGCGTCCGGGAAGGCCTGCTCCCTCACCTTTCGCGGTGTCTCCATCACGACGGAATCCGCCTGCTCCAGGAGGATGCGCAACTCGGTAGCGCCATCCTCGTCGCCGCGCTCCAATGCCGCGCGAATCTGTGCCTCGATGCTGTCCCTGACCTGGGCCATGTCTAGCGTCTCCCCTGCCGCTTCCTGCGGCGTCTTGCCGTGTCGCTTGTGGTACGCGATGGCGCAGATGCGCTTCGCGTCGGCCAGGGACTTCCCGGATTTCTTTTCGCTCGCCACGCAGGCGAGGTATTCCTTGGGCATATCGCCTCTATGAGTCACCACGCCCGGCCAAATAGAAACCCCCCGGTCTCTCTCGGCCGAGAACGAGGGGTGATGAAGCTTCACGGCCTGCCGCTAGCTAGGCGGCTGACCGGGCGTGTTATTCGCTTTGTGCTCTCGCCTCAGTCCAGAAAGATCACTCCGTCAGGGCCAGCCTGCACCACAGTCGTATGAGAAATGCGGGGGTCGTCGGGCTCTACGGCAGACATTCCCGCATAGCGATAGTTGCCGCCGCACATGTGAATATGCACTGCGACAATCGCCTTTCCGGGGTGCAGTTTCTCCTGGATTTTTGTCTCGTCCCATGTATTCCTCATGCTCTCGCCTCCTATATGCTCTCCGACTGCTCCGTTAGCCGTTCGGCCTTGTTCGCCTCCAGCAGCGGCCGCACTGCATCGCCAACGTGCAGGGTGACCGTATACCCGTCTACCGCCTTCGCTACGGACATGACCTCCACGCGCCGCCCGCTCTTGCGGCCAATGATCTCAGCCGCCTCTTCGGCGATACGCATGGCCCTCTCTAGCATCCTCGCCTCCCTATCCCTGCGGATACCGCGGCGCCATCGGAGTCGGCAGGGGCGTGATCGCGCCCGTCCCGGCCAACGCCTGCGCCCGCAGTCGGTCCAAGTCATCCTCACTCGCTACAGCATCGCATTCGCAGTGCGGATGAGGTGTCGGCGGCAGTTCCCGACTCCCTACCGGGTAGCGCCTGCCCGCCCGTATAGCACACGTCGAGCAGGGCCGTGGACCGCATATCCACTCCAGCATCTGTATGCCCGCCGCCAGGTAGGTCGAGCGTCGTCCCTCCATCCGCGCCCGTACCGCCTCCGTCCGCGCTATTCGCTCGGCTTCCCACCCTTCCAGGTTGTCCCATACTCCCCGGAGTTCGCTCCCCATGTCTGCCGCAGACATGCCCTCGTCGAGTCCCGTTATCATCGCCTTGCGAATCTCGACCTGCCATTCCATCGGCACGAGCTTCGTCAGCCTGTCGCCGTAGTAGCCGGCGTACTGTCCCATCTCGCCGACCGCCGCCGGGTCTTTGAGCAACCAATCCTCGGCGAACCCCAACTGCGCCGCGGCCTTACTCGATCCGTTCTTCATTGCCTCCTCGAAGGCGTTTCGAAAGCCCTCGCGGAACTGTCCGTCCAGGTTCTCCGGCAACTCTATGGACTGCATCAGCACCCTCAGCGAACTCGTCGAGTCCTCGGCCTCCAGCATCGCCTTGCCCCGGAGTTGTGCCGCCAGGTTCTGCTTCTCCGTATCGTCCAGGCTCCGCAGGTTGACGATCCTCGCCCGCCACTCCTTGCGGACGAATCGCTGCCTCTGCTCCGGCAATCCAGCCGCCCGACGCCACTGCTCTCGCTCCCGTTCGACGGCAAGGTCCGCGTCGAAGGTGTCTCGTATCAACGGCACGAGCAACGACGGTTCCGGCGGCCGGTACCGCTGCCGGAAGGAGACCTCCCACTTCCGAGCGAATGACTGGACGACTCGCAAGATAGGAAGCCGCCCCGGAAGGGCATTCGCCGCCTCAAGCAGGGCCAGGGTAGTTGTAGCTGCCCGCACCGCTAGGCGCAGGTTCTCGCGCCTCTGCGTTACCGCCGTCACCCTCTAGCTCCTTGTTCGCGAGCACCAATACCGCCTCCAATATCCCCTGCAGTGACTGCGCGCGCCGGCCCAACTGTTCCTCTGCCGCCCCCGCCAATTGCTCGCCTAAGTCCCCGAGCCAGCGCTCCTTCTCGTCCTCGGTAAGGCCCATGTAGTGATCAGCCACCATCTCAAGCGGGACTTGCAGGAAGTTCGCGATGATCTGCAAGGTCTGTGCCCGCATGTACTCGATCTCGGCGTTCTGCTTGGCGTCCGCGGTTGAAATAACCGGGAACTCCAGGGCGACTGGGTTCTTGATTGGGTCGTATCCCCGCAGGATGAGATGCAGGGTAATCACGATGTTGTGCCCATAGGCCAGCGACTTCTGCATGCCCCGAATCGTGCGGGCGAACTGGATATCCTCGTAAGAGATGTTGCCGCTGCCGATAGCGGCCCTCGCCGCCTCCGCGCCACCGAGGTTCAGGTAGCGCATGGGAACGCCTAACCGTGCCAGGACAATCCCGCGATGGTACTCTACGTCCCGAATGACCTGGAGCTGTACGTTCGCCGGGGTGAGAAGCTTAGGTCCCGCGTCGGGGTAGTCCTTGCCCACGTAGGGCACGTAAAAATCCTGCGTGACTTCCGTCGGGTTGTCCCGTGTACTCGTGCCCTGGGTGGCCGAGAGCACCCGTCGACGCATCAACTTGTCCGCATACCGCTTGACTGCCGCCTCCTGGTCATCCCGGCCCATCTTCTCGGTTACCGGAACCCTATGGACCATCCGGTCCATGGCCCGCTGCCGCCGCGCCTGGACCATGTCATCTTCCATCGCGGCGAGCCGCATGTACTCCCGTTCGCACCCCAGTATGCCCCGGCCGTATGCTTCGTCGGGGTCAATGGGGTAGGTATACTGCACGACTTGCCACTCGGCGAAGGGTATCCCGCTACCGTCCTGCTTGTAGTAGGGGCGCTGCTCCCAGGGCGGGTCCTGCGGCAGGCCCCTATCATCCAGCCGCCGCCATATCTGATGCTCTGGCAGAAGCTTATACCTCACCACACGGCCACCAGCCGGGTCGAGTACTGGCTCCCTCATCTCATTTCCGTGGGTGGCGAGGCGCCGAGCTATCCCGTTGCTTGACTCTCGGAGCTTGATCGCATCGCAGAGAAGTTCTACCTCCTCAGTTATTCGGTCTTCCTCGCACCGCACAAGAAACGCATTCCGCGCATCGCCCTCGTCCTCCGGTGCCGTCGCCACATCCGCGATCACGTCGAGCGCTTTGCCGATGAGCGCGGATTCATCCGCCATACGCTGGCGAATCGCATGCCGCTCCTGTCGGTTCCGACTCATCCGCCAGGGTCGCGTTAAGGTACTAATCAAATCGGCATCGAGGAGACCAACCTCGCCAGCCCCTAGCTCCGCGGGTACGCCCGCAAGCTGGTCAACCGTCGGGCCGAAATATGGAGACAGCGCCTTCGCGAGGCGCTGCCCGATTCGCTGTTGAATTGCGGAGATCAGTCTCATGCTAACCCCTAGACGTAAATCTCGAAGGCCTCCGCGTACTGGCTAACTTCCTGCCAGAATGCCATCACTACCGCGTCGCCATCGTCTGTCGAGCGCCCGAGTCTCTTCTTAATATCATCCTTGCTCTCCACCTGAATCTTCCCGCCCGACAGAACCCGCCAGTGTGGTGCGGTCAAATCGCCAATCAACAGATCGTCGGGACGCAGGGCAATGGGCCGCCCCGATGCAGGATCGAGTATCTCCCGCATTCCCCACCAGGCCGCGCTCCGCTTGTTCGCGAACCCGAGTTCACCCGACCTGTCCTTGGCGTCCGTTCCCTCCGAAGCATTGAAGGGCTCGACCGCGAGGCCCTGTTCCTTCAGCCGGTCGACCACGCCCGCCCCTATCCCAATCACGTCCACGATAGCCTTACCATTGTGCGCCTCCAGAATTCCCGCCACCGCCCCGGTCGTCGCCATGGTATCCTGCTTGGAGAAGCGACGAAGCTCCTTGATCGCGTCACCATGCCGTAAGGCAATGACGCTCATATCCGCTCCCGACCGCGCCACGTCCACGCCGCAACAGGTGAAGGGGTCCCAATCATCTGCGTCGTTGTGCTCCTTCCACCGCTCGTTCGCCGCCTCTACCCAGGAGAGCGGAATCACGCCATCCTCTTCCGACGAGGCGAACTCGCCCAGCACGCGGTTCTGGTAGACGGCCGAGTCCTCGCCCCACTGGAGCTTGCGCTGATCTGCCCACTCCTGGGGAACTCGCCTCGCTGCGATACATTCTGCGAGGGTCACATGCCGTACCCACCAGTCCTCATAACCCGGCTTGCGCTGGTGAATCTCGTAGAAGCGCCCCTGCGGTTCGCCCGGAGTGCTGATTGCCAGGGCGTAGCAATCTCCGCTTGCCAGCGCACCCTCGGCCGCGTCCCATGTCGCCGGCGGGATCGCCTTCGCCTCGTCAAACACGTAGAGGAGCCGGTCGGCGTGCGCGCCCTCGATGAGGTCCGGCTTATCGCTCGCCGCGGAGAATGCCTCGCCATGGCCGAGCTTCAGCATGAGCTGTAGCAACTCCGTCCGTTCGTCAAACCGGCCTCGCCCGACCCGTTCCCACCTCAGCCGGCGCGTCCATTTGTGCAGTTCCGGGGCGAGATAGTGGCTCAGTTGCCGCCAAGCACTCGCCGTCATTACAGCCTTCCAGTCGCCCTCCATGTGATCACGGGTGAGCGCAAACCAGAGCACGACCCAGGCCGCGAGTGCTGTCTTTCCCGAACCATGGGGGGACCGGATCGCCGCGCGCCGTCTCGTCGGAAGTTCTTTCAGCACCTCAAGCTGATACGGGGTCGGCCCTTCGCCCTCGGCCCACTCGAAGCACTCCAAAACGAAACGGTCGGGGTGTTCCCCGTAGATAACCGCGAAATCTTTGGCCAACAACACGTCAATGCCCCCGAGCAGGGCGTCTATGGCCTCGGGCCTGCCGCGAACCACCTCCAGGATATCAGGGGGCGCGGTCACTTAGACTCCCTCAGCAAGTCGCGGACCTCGTTCAATGCTTCGTTCTTGTGCCTACGGGCATCTCGGGCAACTGAAGCCGCAATGTATCTCCGGTGATCCTTCGGGAGGCGATTATGCGTCTCGCAGATAAATAAGAAATCATCAGCATCCACCAACTCCCGCACGGCCTTGCGGAACGCGCTGCTTTCTTTGCGAGCGTCTTCTCCCAACTCCGTTTCCAGAATTGACTCTATGCTATCTGCCAATAGCAGCTTGCCCGCATGGAGGCCGTCTTCGTAGGACTCCACGGCACAGTTCTCGCAATCTGGTTCCCGCACGGCCTCGTGGAGGGGGTCGGGTATATCCCGCGTTCGATTGGCGACAGATGGATCGGTCTCCCCAATTTCAGGATGCTCCGCGAGGAGTTTCTTTCCCGCGGCTATGTCTGCCTCGGTCACGGAACGCCGCTCCTCTCTCATCTCGCCTCCCCTGGCTTCCCATCCAGCCCGATCAGTTCTTCCCGCAGCGCCAACAGTCCGCCAATATCCATGCCCAACAACTTGCCCGCCAGGATGTTCGCCAACTCCTGCGCCTTCCGCTCTGCCGTCTTCGGCTTCCCGTCATCGCCAGGTTGGTCGAGCTGCGCGACCCGGTAGAGTTCGGAGCCGATCTTCAGCCCGTCGCCCACGAGTTTCACGAGGTCGAGTATGCCCGGAGTTGTCATCTCTGTCCGATTGAACTTATCGCCATCCACGACCTTGACTCGCCTAAGTTTCATCTCCGCTAGTTGTCTCGGGTCTTTGAGTACTGCCAGAATCTGCCCCGCGAGTAGTCGGGCGATGGTGCGGAGAGCGATGGCCTCCTGGGAGAGGAGTTCCTGCTGGAGGATGTGGTCGGCGGCATGATCTTCGCGTGCCTTCGCCTCCGCTGCAAGCTCGGCCTTGCGCCGCTCATACTCCTGGTACTCATCCCATGCCCGCGCCCGGTCATTCCAGTGCCACTGCGCCGCGAGCGTACGCCAATACTGCCAACTCGGTTTGCGGCCTTTCTGCGGGAGTTTCACAATATCGCAGGCCTTGCGGACCGACCGCTCGGGGCCGAGGTTGCGGTACTTCAGGAAGCGCCTGAAGCATCGCATAGGCTCGTCTGCCCGCCTCTCCCACGGCTGTCTCTGCGCGGCCTCACCCACGTCCGTTCTCCCGTCTCGCCACGAACCGCTCGTGCACCACGCAGAAGTCGCTGCCCTCTATCGCGGGTCTCCGACAAGGCTTGCCAGTGGAGATCACGAACCCCTCACATCGCCTGCGCGTCTCTCGTGGCGGCCGGCGTAGTCTCCGACTCCCGATCCCCTGCACGTCCAGCAACCTCTCTACCCTGTCCAAAGTGGGAGCAAACGCCTCTGGCGCATATCCCGCCATGTCTATCTGTCGCTGCCAGAGGGCGCCGAGGGTGAGGTTAGGCATGGACACGCACCGCCTTGTCGCCAGTCAGGTTCTCCCAGCGGGCGAGTACAACGTCACAATACTTAGGCATGATCTCGCAACCGTAGGCTATGCGCCCCGTCTGCTCCGCGGCTATCAGGGTCGTGCCCGAACCGAGGAAGGGGTCGAGGACGGTATCGCCGGAGTCGGTACACGCTAGGATATACTCCTGCGGTAGGCCCACCGGAAACATGGCTGGATGCCCCATGTCTCGGCCGATATGCGGAGCGTGACGAAAGACGGTGCCTAGCGGCCGATGCGTTCGCACCTCCTTCGGTTTTGCCCGCTCAAGGGTTCCGTCTGCTTGCCGGTTCGTTATGCCCGTCCTGGTACCGGGTTCCTTGTTCTCAACCGTCAAATGGAGGTCTCTCCTCGCTACGCCAAAGACGAAGACCCACTCATGTTCTATTGGGAACATCGCTGTATTCTGCGCCATACTCCACGGCTGTAGGCGGTCCCATACGTTCCAACTCAGGAGCTTCATGCCCGCCGACTCAGCCGCGGCTATATACTCATCCCAGTAACGCACCACGGCGTTCTCGCGCCGTACTATGCCAAGGTTCACCGCCTGCATCGCCGTGTATGCCGCCCACACCGGCAAGAAGCCCGCGACGTGCGACACGTCAAGGTCGGCGTCTCCCCCGTATTCCCTCGCATCCATGTAGGGCGGAGATGTGAATAGTAGGGGCGCACGCCCTGTCCCCATAAGCCCGGCCACCGCCCCCGCGTCCGTACTATCCCCGCACATCACCCGATGCTTCCCCAGCGCCCACACCTCCCCCGGCTGGACCCGCGTCGGCCCCTCCTGCGGCTCGGGGATCTCGCCCTCTTCGGGCACAGGTGTCGGGTTCGCCGCTTCCAGTTCCGCCAGCAGCTTCCCCAACTCCTCCGGGTCGTACCCCGCCATCTCCAACTGCCCCACGTCCTGGAGGGACTTCAGGAGGTCGGTCAACGCCTGCGGGTCGGGTTCGGCCATCTGCGCGCTGCGGTTGTCCATTACGAGGAACGCTTCCGGGTAAGGCCCGTCGTAGACGTGGCAGGCGATCTGCACCCAGCCCTCAGCCTTCGCCGCCTCCCACAGTCCATGCCCCGCCAATATCGTCCCATCCGGCTGAATCACGAGGGGCTTCTGAAGTCCGTGCGTCCGCAGGCTTTCCCGCAGGACCGCCATCTGCGGCTCAGGATGCCGCTGATAGTTGCTGGGGTGCGCTTTCAGGTCGGCGATTGCGCGCTGCTCGACGTTCACCCGCGCCTCCCCGTCAGGCTCTTCGCCAGGTCTTTCCTTGCCTGCTTCACAAGCGCGGCCGCCAGCCGCCACGGGCCCTCCTCATCCCTGATTCGCATATGCTAGCCCCCGCCTCCTCGCCAACTCCCGATTCGCCCGCGCGGTTGCCCGCCGGTGCCGGCGTCGGTGCTCGTTAGGGGAGATCGTGTGCAGCAGACGCGCGAAGCGCAGGTAGCGCGCCACGCGCTGGATATCTCGTTCGGCCACATGCCGAGAATAGGTCTGAGGAGGCGTGGCTTTCCGGTAATCACGGATGGGGACTTCGGGGGTTTCCCGGCCCAGGCCCACTTGTCGCGGGTCCTGCATGGTATTCCGTTTAGCCGGCGTTCTCGTCGTTTCGGCTCCACAAAGCGAAACCGGCCCCTGGGTCCAGGTTCGGGATGATCAGTCCCTACCTCGACTCAGACGCCGGCTCATATGCGCCAGCTCTTCCCCCAAACCCACAGGGCCAGGGGCTCGGTTGTCCAAATGACCGTTACCACGGCTCAGGCGGCGTTGTCAAGGGGTTGTACAGGGGTCGCCAAACTTTTTTTGGAAACCCTATTGACATATAGCTTAGGTATGGTATAGTAGGTTAGACGCTAGACGAGGGCGAAGGCCCGAAGGGAAGGAAGATGGAAGCGACAATGAGAGTGGGCGATGTTGTAGTGCCGAAATGTGGAGACCCGGAGAACGAGGTCGGATATACCGGCAGGGTGGTAGCGATAATCCCAAGTCCCGGCGCGACCTACCCTCCGCAAATCGAGGTGCGATTCCCCGACGATCACTCCGACTGGTGGAGAGAAGACGAGTTGACGCCCGCCAAGGCCACAATGAAGATCACCATGGCAGATCAGCGGTGGGAGAAGATAGAATCCCAGCTCCCCGCTGAGGAGCGAGGGGAGTGTGGGGAGTGTCACGCAGAACCGCTCCCGGCGACGTACTACCTGCTTGTAAACGGGGCCGCCACCATCTGCCCCAACTGCTACCGCCGACTGGAGAGAGACGGAGGTCTCTAACCCCCCCGGTGGGGTGGGGCGCGGGAGAAAGAGAGGAGAGAGGAGCGTCCATGCCCAAACCCGACGATCTGTCCGACGCTGCCCGCCGCCTGGTGAAACAATCCCACGCCGCGCAGAAGAAGAAACACGGGAACGGATATAGCCAGGAGATGATGCGCCGAGGACGAAAAGGGGGCTGGCCCAAGGGCCACCCGAGGAAGAAGAAGCAGGAAGGCCCCGGTGATGAGCCGGGGTCTTCTCTCAGGCTACCCGCACCCCTTTGAGGGGCCGCCTCCCCAGGCGCATCATCTCCGGACACCTATAGGCCCAGTCGAGTATCTCCGTCCAGTCCGCGCGTTCCTCCATCCCCGGATGATTCCGGCGGATACGCTCGCGGCGTTGCTCAGATGTCTCCCGCTGCTTCTTCTGGCGCATTGTCGGCCTTTCCCGCCTCCTTCTCCGCGTTCACGCAGCGGGACTCCGCGGCGTGTATCATCTCTAGGTCCGTGACCCGTCCGCGCGCATTGCACTCAGGGCAGATCGTGTCACCGCCGCCATAGGCCAACATATGCCGACCACATGAAGAACAGACCCTCTCCGATACGGCTATGCCTCGGTCGGTGAGGATGGATCGCTCCGACTCCAGTTCCGCGACCCGCTTCTCCGCGGCCTCGGCACGGGCGCGCTCCTCCATCGCCCTCTGCTCGGCCGCGTCCGCACGCTGGCGGTACTTGTTCCGTTCCTGGTGGTAGCACCCACAACGCGCACTTGCTCGCTGCCATCGCTTACGCCATCTAGAGGCCCGCTCATGTGCCCGCCGAAACAGCGATTGTCTTTCGTCATCGCCACCTGCCGCCTCCCAGTCGGCACGCGCTGGTTTGGGAACCCCTGCCCATGTCGTCCGGTCACATTCACTCATCCTTCACTCCCTCCAGGCCAAGTCGCCGGGGCATATCCCTTCCGCCTCGGCAACAGATAGGTCGCGGCCAGTCAAGTAGGACAGCAACGCCAATACAACGCGCCGCGTCCCATCTGGTTCCTCGGCAGATACATCCTGTAAGGCTACCAGAACGACAAGCGCCATCTCATCCAATCGGCTACTCGCCATCGCTCTCCCTCTCCCTGAAGTGCTCGTCGCAGGCGGGGGCGCGCTCAGACCGAATCACCGGAACGAGCGACTTCCTCCGTTCTGGCGTAAGTATACAGTGGCCCACCCAGAAGCCGAGGTAGGATATGCGGAACTTCGCTTCCCACGCCGCGCACTCGCCGCAGACGCGCTGTTCAGGCATCGTCGCCCTCGATGCTAGCCCAGTCAATGACGCGTTCGCAGTTCGGACAGGTCGGACTGGACTTGCGTCCCGCATCATTGCCAAGGTACTCCCCGCACCCGCAGTAGAACAGGTCCCCCTCGGCAATACGCTGCCTCCCCGCCAATTGGTGAATCCGCAGTATCTTCGCCTTCGCCTTCGGCTCCGACTCGACGCGGCGGATGGCGTAGTATCGTTCGGGCAGCGACAGGTCTGTAATCACGTCATCCCCGAAGAAACAATACGCCTCCCCTGAAGTCAATCGCCGGCAATCGCCAGTCCCTCCCCCCTTGGGGATGACATACCAATCTGTATCCAGTTCCCCCTCAGACTTAGGCCAGACCCCCACAACCCGCTCCCCCTCCCGCTCCTTCCGCAGGCGCTCATTCTCGCTCTCCGCCTCCACCTGAGCACGCGCGGCTTCTGCCAGACCGACCTCCCACTCGTGGCAGCACTCAGTACACTCCTCCTGCCGGCGGGCGTGCTGGGCGCGGGCGGCGGCGATGGCCTTGCTCCAGACCTCAATGGGCACCAGACACGCGGCCCCCGCTTTCTGGTCCTGGCGCAACCCGGCAAGGTATTCCTCTGCCAGCGACATCAAGTCTATGTCCAACAAGCCACCATCATCCACCGCGTCCCCCTCGGGCGCGGCGTCGGGGGTTGGTTGCTCCTCCACCTTCGGCTCGATGGGGCGGATGG